AATCTTTTGGTGCAACAGGAAACACAATCAATGAAGTGTTAAGTTGGTCAAGTGGTAGAACCGATTTATGGGTACAGACAGGGGATTTAACTATCGCAGATTTGGCTTCTCCAATCACATCTTTTTCCCAAACATTCATTGGTGGGGCTTCACCTGGTTCCACTTTAGAAAATGCTTGGACAACATTCAGACAATCATTAACAGGCACATATACACAATTTGTGTGGTCAAGTACTAATGGTTCAAGTATAACTGTTTCAGATTCTGTAAATGTGCAACTAATTGCCAATGCATTAAGAACAGGAACAACTGGTACGAATGTTTCGGTTTTCATAGGCGCAAATAGATGGAGAGTCGTTTGGAATTGTAGTAACACTACTCCAACACCAGCAAATGCAATTGAATTCACAAATGATAGTATTTGCTCTTGTGGTGGTGCAGGAAAATACACATTAAGACCTTGGATACGAAACGCGAACTGGGGTGGAACCAATCAAAGTACTTGCGGTGCTGCGACACAAACTATAACAATAACATTCAGTTAATGGAAAAGTTATACTACATATTAGATTCTGAGGAAAACAAACCGACAACGGAACATTTATCATACGATGAGGCCATTGAATGGTTAATAAAAAATGGTAATCCTGTTATACATATACTTGTTGAAGTATAATTTTTTTTTTCCCTGAAATTTCTTATTATTATTCATACAAGACAAATTGTTGGTTCGCCCATAAGCTAATACGTCACAAAAATATATTTATGGAAAAAATAATATCTCAAGAAGTTATTGAGAATTTCTTGCATGGCTCTGATTCTGAAGAATTTATTGTTGGTGTTGAATTTGATTATAAAACCAACATAATATACAAGGTTATACAAGACCCCGTTCATGGGAAATTATTAAAAACCGATACATTTACCGCTTTTTTATGGTGTAGCGATTTGTCAAAATTGAATTTCTTTAATGGTTCTAAATCATTACAGAGACAAATGATGACAGAATATGGTATTATTACTGAAAAATTAAATACTGAAAATAACGATAGACTTGAAAATGGTCATAAGTTTTTGGTTAAAAGTTTAAAAGGTTACCAATCATTAGTTGGTTTTTTTAAAAGAGGTGGTATTGACATATGGAATGATAAGTTTAAAAAACATTTTACGATATTAACACCTGTAGAACAATATCTTGTTCAAAAAAAGAAAAGATTATTTAAAGGTATTGAAAATTACGATGATGTACATCGTTTGGTATTTGACATAGAAACTACGGGTTTAAACCCTTTGGAAGATAAAATCATTCTAATTGGTATAAAAGATAATAGAGGGTTTAATAAAACAATTTCAGCATTTGGTGAGGATGGTGAAATTAGTGCAATTATCGATTTTTTTGATATTATAAGAAAATTAAAACCGACAATTATTGGTGGTTATAACTCTGCTGCTTTTGATTTTCCTTTTATTTTAAAAAGAGCTGAGGTTCTCAAAATTGATATTAAAAATTTGACAAGTATTTTTGGTGATAAATCAATAAAGGAGAAAGAAGGTGTTTTAAAATTGGCAAACGAAGTTGAAGCATATACTCAACATGTGATGTTTGGTTTTAATATTATTGATATTGCACATGCAGTTAGAAGAGCACAGGCAATCAATTCGGAAATTAAGTCTTGGGGTCTTAAATACATAACAAAGTTTGTTGAAAAAGAAAAAGCAAATCGTGTATATGTTGAAGGGTCTAAGATTTCCAAAATTTATTTGGAAAACGAAAGTTATTATGTAAACCCAAAGACTGGTAAATACAAGAAAATTGGCGAAACAGGAACAGAAAATCTTTTAGAGAGATTTCCAAAAGTGTATCAAATATGGAATGGTCAAAGGATTGTCGAACAATATCTTGACGATGACCTTTATGAAACCATGATTGTTGACGATTCTTTTAGTCAATCAACATTTTTGCTTTCGAAGTTAGTACCGACAACATATGAAAGAGTTGCAACCATGGGTACAGCAACTCTATGGAAACTTATCATGTTGGCATGGTCATATGAAAATAATTTAGCAATACCGAGCAAAGTAGAAAAAAGGAAGTTTACAGGTGGATTATCTCGTTTGTTAAATGTTGGTTACTCAAAGAATGTTGTAAAATTTGACTTTGCATCACTGTATCCATCTATTCAACTTGTCTATGACATTTTTCCTAAATGTGATGTCATGGGTGTACAAAAGTCTTTACTGAAGTATTTCAGAAACATTCGTATTCAATACAAAAGACTTACGGGTGAATTAAAAGACACCAATCCTGCTCTTTCTGAAATGTATGATAGGAAACAATTACCAATTAAAATTTTTATTAACGGTTATTTTGGTTCATTATCTGCACCACAAGTATTTCCATGGGCTGAGATGGATAAAGCGGAGTCAATTACATGTATTGGAAGACAGTGTCTCCGTATGATGATTATGTTTTACATGAAAAAGGGTTATAAACCATTGGTTATGGATACTGATGGTGTAAACTTTGAAACACCTGCAGATGTTGAATCACATACATATATTGGAATTGGTAATAATGAATTAGTTGAGAAGGGTAAAACATATACAGGTGTTGAAGCTGATACTGCAGAATTCAATGATTTATTCATGAGAAATGAAATGGGTTTAGATTTAGATTATTTCTCACCTTCTACTATTAACATTTCAAGAAAAAATTATATCATCAAATTAATTAAGAAAGGAAAAGAAAAAATCAAATTAACTGGTAATACAATTAAGTCAAAGAAACTTCAACAATATATTTCGGACTTTTTAGATTTAGGTTTAAAATATCTTTTGGATGGTGATGGTCATTCATTTATCGAATTGTATTATGAAACAATAGATAAAATCTACAATAAACAAATACCATTAGCAAAAATTGCGAATAAAAGTAGGATGAAACAATCTATAGAGGATTATAAAAAACATATTACAAAAGTAACAAAAGCAGGTACTTTAATGTCAAGACAAGCGCATATGGAACTTGTTATGCAAAGTCAGTATCCTGCGAATCTTGGTGAAACAATATATTACGTAAATAACGGAAGTAAAAAGAATTCTGGTGATGTGCAGAAAATATCGAAACCAACAAAAAAACAACAGAAAGAATATTTTGACAAACATGGTGTTGCGTTTCCAAAAGATTTTATTGAAATCAATTGTTATATGATACCTGAAAAAGACATTATGAATAATCCTGAAATGACAGGAGATTATAATGTTGCAAGGTATATCAGTATTTTTAATAAAAGGATTGAACCACTACTTGTTGTTTTTAATCCTGATATTCGTGAAGATATATTAATTGAAGACATTAAGGATAGACAATACTTTACTAAAAAACAATGTGAATTAGTTAATGGACATCCACTTAAAGATAGTGGTCAAGACAAATTTGATGAAGTCATGACATTATCAAGTAGTGAAGTTGAATTTTGGAACCGAATGAACATTGACCCATATTTTATGTATGTTGATGACAGCATAAATGAAATTGACCAAACATGGGTTGAGCATAACAGATTAGTACTTTCCAACAAAGCAATTGCAGTAATGAACAACGAAGATGAAGTTTTTGGATTAAATGATGGTGATGAAATACTCCATGCAATACACTCTTAAATTATTTGTATTGGTACAGGCATTGCTCTATATTTCATAGCAGCATTAAGATATTCTGCTTCAATTTTTCTTCTTTCCATTAATTTTTCAGGTCTTAACCTTGACAACATACCTTCAGTACCAATTAATTCTTCTATTAGTTTACTTCTATCATCTTTTACCTCTGTAAGTAAAGATTGGTAATCTAATTTAACTGTGCTGTCAGGTACTTGTATATCACCTGAAAATTTACCCCAAATTCTTGCCAATGCTTCTTTAGAATATGTCATTAAATAACGTCTAACCCAGTTTTGGGCAGGTTTATTCAAATCAGACCATGTAATTTGTTCTGTTTGAACATCAGAAGGTAATTTAACAATATCCTTATTTGCTTCTAAGCATTCGTCTCTATTATCTGTAGTTTCATAATACCAATACCATACTTGGTAATTGTTATTTTGAATATTACCAAAATCAAACTTACCACCAGGAGTATTGTGTAAATGAACGATTTTGGTTCCGTTTGGTCCTGCAGTAATTCTGTATGTTAATTCACCACCAATTAATTTATTTTTCATTGCTCTGTCTTGCATTCTTAATAATAAATCGAATGCGGGTAACATAAAGTATGAACCTGATGTACCAACCTGCGCAAAACCGCCAACACCACCAAAGCCAACACCACCAAGACCGCCAAAACCTCCTAAGAAAGGGTCTACGATGGAGTCTGTTAATTCTGCTCTTGTGAACCATAATAATTCATTTATTTCTCTTCCTGCAGGTATCACATAATTTTGAGTATTTGCAGAAAGTGTTATGAAATCTTTTTTCAATTCCCAATGACCACCTGCTTGTAAACCAACTATTTTTGAATAAGCATAAGAGTATTGTGTTTCATAATCAAGACTTCTTGTGGTAAATGCTCTTGTTAAAGATGTTGTATCTAAATCAATATTAACTAAAGATGACCATTGTGACTCAATCAACCAATTACCAACATATTGCTCATAATCACTAATACTTAATTCCAAAAAAGAATCCATTTGTTCTTCTGTTAATTCTATGCCCCTTACAGGCATTCCTAACAAATGAAATATTTGTGTATATAATTTTTCTTTTTCTGTTTGTGTAATTACTGTTGCCATATCTTTAGTTATTACTATAAATATTGTATATTTTAGATATGGACACAGAAAAGTTGTTTATGGATGCTTTTGAATATTGTTACAAAAACAGAATTCCTTTTATATTGCGTTTAGAAGCAGAAATTAATTCTGCACATTATGAAGTTGAAAACGATAAACCAAAATTTATAATTAGCGTATGTAACGAAGAAGATAAAAACCTTCCTCATATAGTTAATAATGGTTTAGATAATTTAAAAAATTTCATTCAAGAGGTCTCTCGTAAATGATTCAGAATAATCACCATCACCCATAACTTGGTCAATAATATTTTTCTTCTTTTGTAACATATTATATACTATTCTTTCAATTGTATTATCAAATATTGGATAGTATACAAGAACAGAATTTTTTTGTCCATATCTATATGCTCTGTCTTCTGCTTGTGAGTGATGTGCAGGTACAAAAGATAAATCATTCATTATTACCGTTTCAGCTGCTGTCAATGTGATACCAACACCTGCTGCAATTATATTACCAATGAATATTTTTATTTTATCATTATTTTGAAATTTATCAATACTTTCTTGTCTTTTATCTTTTGACATTCTACCATCAAGGGTCACAGATATTTTTTTATATTTTTCATGAAGAACATCTAAAGTATTTGTAAAATTTGTAAATACTATTATTTTTTTATCTTGTTCTAAAACTTTATCAATTAATTCACATGTATATGGAATTTTTTCCATTGCAATTAATTGTCTTATTTTCATCAATCTATTCAATGTAACAGTAATACTTTCTTTATTTTTATTATCATTACTTATTCTCATAAACTCCTCTAACTCTTCATCATAGAAAGTGCTTTTTAGTTCTAAGAATAATGGTGCAATTATTTTTTCAGGTAAATCTAATACATCTGTTTTTAATCTTCTAAGTACAATATTTTTAGTTAACTCCCTTAATTCATCTAAGTTAGATGCACCACTTGTATTCCATATTTTTCTATTTCCAACCTTGAATTGATATCCTTTACAATATCTTTTTACATATGTTTGCCAATTAAGTGTTAAGGGAGAATTAACTATTTTAAGTAAGTTATAATAGTTTATTGGTCTTGATGTCATAGGAGTACCTGACAACAACCATACTTTCGGTATCTTAGATAATACATCATTAAGAAGTTTAGTTCTGTTTGCTTGTGGGTTTGAAAGATAATGCGCTTCATCCACAATTGCTAAATCAAATCTAGCATTAACTAATAGTTTATAATCATCACTATCTTCAGAATTATCAGTAGAGTGGTAATTTTTAATTATATCATAATTTATAATATAAAAATCAAATGTAGACCCCCATTTTCTTCCTTCCACAATTAATATCCTTCTGTCAGTATAATTTTCAATTTCTCTTTTCCAATTTATTTTTAATGATGCAGGACATATAATCAGTATTTTCTTTGCATCACTTTCTAATGATGCAATAACCGCACTTGTAGTTTTACCCAATCCTTGGTCATCAGCCAAAATAAATCTGTCATTTGCCAATAGTTTTTCAACTGCAACTTTTTGATGTGATAATAAGGGTCTATTAGAATACTTGGAATAATCTATTTCTCTATTCAATTTTTTTTCTTCTTGTATTATCGATGTTTTGGGCATCCAAAATGCATAGTTACTTTCAGTTTCAATAATTCTACCCCAAATATGATATGCTTTTTCTGATTCACATAATAACTTTTCAACCCAAATTTTTTCAGGTGGTTTTGTTAATAATTTTTGTTTCATTAATGTTTCGCCAAATGATGAAACAATTGACACATATTTTTTTGCAACTTTAGGAACAATGTTATTGTATTTTATTACATATTCTGCTTGTGTTCTTGTAAGCGCATAATTTTTTATGTATGATAATTTTCTTTTCCATTCTAATAATTGGTTATTAAACCCTTCATAACTTTCTAAAATATTTTTGGCTTCAATTTCAGGAATCATATATTAATCTATTATAAAATATATATAAATAGTTACACATAACAAACTATTTATGATTATGAATAATAGACTCCCTATAACGAGATTAAACAAATTTTTTTCTCAATCTGACTTTGATTTACAAGTAGAATTAGGTAAAGAATATTTACACGGTGATTTGAATATGAAACTTGTATTATATCGTGTTGATAGAGAAAAAACAGATATTGACAATGTTTATGGTGAGGTTGGTAAAGATGAAATTAAATTTTTACCTCCTGTTGAATTCAATGGTTTGGTAAAAATTGAAGAACCAAAAAATGCGACATATAAAAATGGATTATTAAGATACAATGAACCAGGAAATCTTACTGTTAATATTTATTTGAGTCATTTAGAAGACCTTGGTGTTGAAATTAGATACGGTGATTATATTGGTTATCCTGAATCTGATGATAGAATTAGATTTTATGTTGTAACAAATGACGGACGAGTTATTGCTGACAATAAACACAAAATGTTTGGTTATAAACCACATTACACAACCATAACCTGTGCATATACACAGGACACAGAATTTAGAGCCATTTAATATGGGAATGCCAAAAAGAAAAAATAATATAGAAGTGTATGGTAATAAACCATATTATTTAGGTGAAGATATTCAAAATAGAAGACAACAACTTTTAGATAGAATTACTAAATCCGATACATTTTTACCTGATTCTATTTTACATGATGATTTAGATTTAGGTATGTTAGATTTTGTTAAACAAAATTTTATTGTTGTTTCTGATGGTGAAAATATTCCAATAATTAATAAAATATTGACAATACAAAGATGGTCAGAATTTTCCAATAATTGGAGTTTTTCTGATGAAGACGGTAATATGAAATTACCTTTCATTGCAATTATTAGAAAACCTGATGTACAACCAGGAACACATCCTGTAACACAAAGAACAATACCCGATAGAAAAAACTTTTATTATGCTTCTGTTCCTACTTGGAACGGTACACAGGCGGGTGCTGACATATATAAAATACCACAACCTGTTGCTGTCGATATTACATATGAAGTAACAATTGTATGTAATAAGTTTAGAGATTTAAATAGGTTTAATAAAATTGTTCTTCAAAAGTTTTCTTCAAGACAAGCGTATACTACGGTCAAAGGTCATTATATACCAATAATTTTAGAAACTATTGAAGACAGTACACCTATGGATACTATTGACGGTAGACGTTTTTATATTCAAAACTATAAATTCACTTTGATAGGGTTTTTAATTGATAGTGAAGAATTTGAAATTAAACCTGCAATTAGTAGATTTTTATTATTAAATGAATTTATTACAACATCTAATATTGAAAAGAAATTTATCAATAAAACAATTGATATAAAAATTGCATCGTTCACTGCAGATGGTATGCAGACACAATATAGTGTTGGAGAAACAATTTCTGTTTTATTTAGTGTTGCAATAAACGGTTTATTACAAGTAAAAGGTGATGATTATTATCATATTGCAGGTACATCTAAAATAACATTTGAGGAACCTCCTGTTGAAGGTAGCGTTGTTACAATAAAATATTATAAAAATAAAAATGCAACATTCATAGACAATTATGGAAAACCATTATTCTTGTCAAGTGAATATTTTACATATAGTGGTGATACTACGTTTACCGTAAATAATGTTATAAAGGATATTGTTTCTTTGGATGTAAATGGTCTTGTTGAGGATGAGGCTGATGGTTTTGATGTTACAGGCGATTACACTGTAGAATTGAATTACAACCCCGTTATTGGGTCAATAATCGGCATAACATACTTATATTAATCTTCCCCATATATATCTCGTTTCTTGGGTTTATTGAACCCGTCTATCCACTTTTCAATTACTTTATGAATTTTTAATCCATTAGCGTCACAATAGTCTTTTAATATTTTGTGATGCTTTTGACTGATTTTTACATTTTTATAAATTATTTTTTGACTTTTTTCCATATAAAATAAAAAAAGATAATTTTCTATCCTCTAATATAATAATAATAAAATCTTTGTAGAAAATAAAGATATTTATTAATTAAATAATAAAAATATTTAACAAATAAAATCAATGGCAACTTCAAACAGAGTATTCGTTTCTCCAGGTGTGTATACATCGGAAAAGGATTTGACTTTTGTGGCACAGAGTGTAGGTGTCACAACATTGGGTTTAGTTGGTGAAACCTTAAAAGGACCAGCTTTTGAACCTGTATTAATAAGAGATTTCGATGAGTTTAGAACTTATTTTGGTGGAACTTCAGTATTAAAAGATGGTGCAGGTAATCCAAAGCATGAATTAGCATATATTGCAAAATCATACTTACAAGAATCTAATCAATTATTTGTTACAAGAATTCTTGGATTAACAGGTTACAAACCTTATAGAACATATGGTTTATCACCTTTAGGTGGATTAGTTGTTTCAGGTACAACACCAACTTCAACTACAAGTGGTACATTAAACCCATCTACTGATTCAACAATTTCAGGTAGTACTTTTTATACTGAATTGTCTGATAAACCATCTGTTGATGGTAATACCATAACTGAATATATCGTTGAAAACTTTAGTGGGTTTACAGGTACAACTGATGCAGACAAGTGGTTTGTATTAGGAAATGTTCCTTCTTCTGCAACATCTGGTTTAACAGGTGATGAGGTTGTGTCTCCTTTAACAGGTTTATTTGATGAAGAAAATACAAATGGTAAAGAATGGTATAATGTACTGTATTCAAGTGGTTTGACAAGTGTTTATGCTTATCTGTTTGTTTATAACAGTGGCTCTACGTTTGATGTAACAAGATATGAATACGATGCAACTGTAAATACTGATTATGAAGATTTGATTGTTGCAACTCTAAGGTCAAGAGGTCATTATGATTCACAAACACTTATTAGAGAAGTAACGGGTGCAACTATGACAATTACAGGGGTTGATGATTTAGATTATAGCCCACTTGGAGAATTTACAATCGCTGTTACAGGCTACACAGGCGGAGCAAAAACATATAATTGTTCCTTGGATACATCATCAAGCAAGTACATAACCAAAGTACTTGGTAGTGATGTGTTTGATAGAGCATATTCTGATTTCCCAATTTATGTTCATGAGGTATATCCAAATTTAATTAAAAATCTTTTTGACCAAGGTCTTATTAGAGGTTTAAGCACAACAGTAACCACCAATTTAGATAACAATGAATTTGTTTCTGAGTGGCAAACAGCACAATCGCCTTATGTTGTTTCTGAGGTTAGAGGTAATAAAGTTAATGACCTCTTCAGAATAGTTACCATTTCTGATGGCAATTCTTCAAACAAAGAAGTAAAAGTCATGATTTTAAACATTGACTTGGAAAAATTAGAGTTTGATTTAATCGTAAGAGATTTCAATGATACCGATGAAAACATGGTAGTATTGGAAAGATTTACAAGATGTTCCTTAAACCCTGATGTACCAGGCTACATTGCTAAAAGGATTGGTACTGCAAATGGTGATTATCCATTAACATCAAAATACATTATGGTGGACATGGCAGCTAATCACCCAACAGATGCAATTCCTGCAGGTTTTAAAGGATTTACAGTATCAGACACATTTGGTTCTAAAACTTTGGGTTCTGTTGTTTATAAAAAGCAATATTTCAGTGCAGGTGATGTTGTTAGATATGAAGCTGATGGTACACCTGTAATATCAAATGGTGATAAAGTTAAAAAGGTATCATTGGGTCTTTCAACTCAAACAGGGTACGGATATGACCAAAATCTTTTTGATTTTAAAGGTACTTCAGCAACAGGTGTTACACATGGTTTCCATTTGTCCGTAAACGCCTCAGGATTCACAGGAAATACTCCAACAGGGTACGAGTTCGAAACAACTCCATATGACTTGGAAGGCACTTCTAAAGGGCTATTATCAAACATAGTTTATAGGAAGTTCACATTTGCAGTTGGTGGTGGTTTTGATGGTTGGGATATTTACAGAGATGTAAGAACTTTAGATGATAGATACATCTTTGGTAAAACAACATATACTGCAAATCATATTTCAAGTGGAGCATCAGGTGGTGTGTTCAGTACTACTTCAGGAAATTCTGATTACTATTCATACTTACAGGGTATTCAAACATTTGCAAATCCTGAAGCAGTTGATATTAATGTATTTTCAACTCCTGGTATAAATTTCACAGACCACTTATCATTAACACAACAAGCAATTGATATGGTAGAAACAGATAGAGCGGATTCTCTCTATATAATTTCATCAAAAAATAGAGAAACATCTGACGAAGTTATTTCAGACTTGGAACTATCTGATATTGATTCAAACTATTCTGCAACATATTGGCCTTGGATTCAAGTTAGAGATACTGACAGTGGAACAAACTTGTATATTCCACCAACCGCAGAAGTTGTTAGAAACATCGCATTGACTGACAACGTATCATATCCTTGGTTTGCTGTTGCAGGTTATAGCAGAGGTCTTGTAAATTCAATAAAAGCGTTTAAAAAACTTACATTGGATGAAAGAGATGATTTGTATCAAGCAAGAATTAATCCAATTGCAACATTCTCCGATACTGGTACAATTATATGGGGTAATAAGACACTTCAAGTAAAAGAATCAGCACTTGATAGAATTAATGTAAGAAGATTGTTGTTGAGAGCAAGAAAACTTATATCAGCGGTAGCAATAAGATTGTTGTTTGAACAAAATGATGAACAAGTAAGAAATGAATTCTTGAACTTAGTGAATCCAATATTGGAATCAATTAAGAAAGAAAGAGGTCTTACAGATTTCAGAGTAACAGTATCAAATGACCCTGAAGATATCGATTCAAATACTTTGAGAGGTAAGATATATATCAAACCAACAAGAGCATTAGAATTTATCGATGTTGAGTTTATTATTACTCCAACAGGTGCTTCATTTGAAAATATCTAATCTTTTGTTAGAAAATAGAAAAGGGAGGTTTATCCTCCCTTTTTTTATGTTCCACATGGAACAATAACCAATTTACTTTTTTACCCAGTATTATACTAGTACTTTATTACTATTATTTATTCTTTTATTAATTATTAATTAAGTATTTAATATTATTAATTTATATAATAGTTCAATACATACTGGGTATTTAAAAATACAAAAAAAAGTTGACATTATCAAGTCTTTTGAAAATAATTTTTATTATCAAAGTATTTATAATAAACAAATAAAAATTTAATTAAAACTAAAAATTCACATTATGGCAGATTTACTAATGAAAATGCCCACACCATATGAACCAAAAAGGAAAAACAGATTCATTGTTAGATTTGATTCATCGTTGGGCATTAATGAGTGGTATGTTACATCAACATCAAGACCATCAGCTAAAATTAAAGATGTTGAAATTCCATTTTTAAATACTTCAACATATGTTGCAGGTAGGTTCACTTGGGATGCAATTAAAGTTCAATTTAAAGACCCAATTGGTCCTTCTGCATCACAAGCGTTAATGGAATGGTTCCGTTTACATGCTGAATCAGTAACAGGTAGAATGGGTTATGCAGCAGGTTATAAAAAGAATGTTATTCTTGAGATGCTTGACCCAACAGGTGTTGTTGTTGAAAAATGGATATTGGAAGGATGTTTCATCACAGATTTAAACTTCGGTGATTTGAACTATTCTCAAGATGAATTAGCAACAATAGATTGTACTCTTCGTATGGACCGTTGTATACAGGTGTATTAGAATTATCTCTTTACAATTAATATTAAATCCCATATATTATATATGGGATTTTTTTTAAATAAAATATTATGGAAAATAAAGAGATTGATATAATGCGTTCTGGTATATTAATTGAACCATTAATGGAAAACAGGTATATTATTGAATTAATAGGTAGTGACATACCTTCGTACTCATTTAAGGAATATTCATTACATAATGAAGGTACTGATTTTATTTTTATGACAAGATTCTATGAAACATGCAATTATACATTCAATCCTAAAAGTATTTTTGATATCACAGATGTTATTATAAAATATTTAGACCCTGTTGGTGATGCGATAAGTGGTTTAAGATTCAAAATCAAAGGGATTAATTTTAGCAGAAAACAGTCTTATGCTAATAGTGAGTTACAAATGAATGATATAAAAATTATTGTTGATGCAGAATCTATGACATTATATAGTGAAATCAAAAAAGAAGTAGAAAAAACAATTAAAAAATAAAATATTATGGAAGAATTTAGAATAGACCCATCAATTGCTTATGATGTAGTAGAATTACCAAGTAGAGGTATACATTATAAAAATGGTAAGAAATCTTTAAGGGTGGCATATTTGACAGCATCAGATGAAAATATTTTATCATCACCTAACTTAATACAATCAAATACCGTTGTATCAGAGTTGTTAAAAAGGAAAGTTTTAGATAGAGATATTGATGTTAATGATTTAGTTGAAGAGGATAAGCAAGCAATTTTGATATTTTTAAGAAATACTGCATTTGGTAGTGAATATAATGTTAGACTTGTAGACCCAAAAACAAATGAAGAATTTGAAACTAAAATTGATATTTCTAGTTTAAGTTTCAAACCATTTACATTAATTCATGATTCAAACGGTGAATATCCATTTACAATGCCAAAAAGTAATGTGGATATTACTTTCAAATTCATGAATCAAAGACAAGAAAATGAAATTATTGAGATTGGTAAAAGTTGGAATGGAATTGGAATTGCTCCAATTAAAACTAAGGAATTAGAATTTATGATTAAATCTGTTGCAGGTAACAGAGATGGTATCAACATTAGACATTTTATTGATAATCTTCCTATTAAGGATTCACAAGATTTCAGAAAATATGTTGAAGAACATAAACCAGGATTAGATTTAAATCAAAAAGTAATTGCCCCATCAGGAGAAGAAATCCAATTCAAACTTGGATTTGGGGTCGAATTTTTTCGCCCTTTCTGGGGATTATAAGAAAAATCAACTTACGGAAATATTGTTTTTGGTTAAAAGAGGGTTTTCATATAGTGATATTATGAATATGCCAATCTATGTTAGAACATATTATATTGAATATATGATTGAATTGGAAAGTTCATGATATGCTATTTATAGATAATAGAAATAGTAAATTATGAATATAGAAAGATTAAATGAATTACGAGATAAATTTAAAAATAAAACTGATTTTATACGTGAAGCACAAAAAGAAGGCTCAACAGATACAAGAGAAATTTTAGGTAATTTTTGGGACATGAAGTATGGTAATAAAACTTCAACTGCGACAAGTAATTTAGGATTAGACAACAATAATGAAAAAAAATTCGATATATTAGAATTTTCAAGAAAACTACTTACATCATCTACTGAAAGCAGAATGCCAAGTATTGATGATGTAACAGCATTAAATGAAGGTTTTGATTTATTAATTGATAAAAATAATAAAATTGTTACTTTACAACAATTTGGTGCAAATGTCATGGAAAAAGCATTTGACCAAATATTAATATACACAAATCAGCAAACGTCACTTCTAAACACAATTAATGAAGGCACTAGTTTAACATCACAATATTCAAAAGACTTTAGAAGTGCATTAACAGATGCAAATCCAAGATTAGAACAATTAGGTATTAGTTTTGATGAATTAGCAAGTTCGGCAAAAACATTAGTAAATGATTCAGGAAAGTTTGCAATTACAAATCAACAAACATGGGAAAGAGCAGGTGAAGTTTCTAAAGCATACCTTGGAACATTAGCGGATTTAGTTGGTATGTATCCTATTTTTGCACAAATTGGTTTAGGTGCTGCGGATGCTGCAGAAAGAATTGCAGATGCAGGTGCAAAATCTACAGCATTAGGTTTAGAATCAAGAAAAGTTGCAAATGAATTAAAAACTACTTTAGGAAAAATAAATGAATACGGTTTTAAAAATGGTGTTGAAGGTCTGACAAGAATGGTTCAAAAGTCCATTGAGTTTAGAATGAGTATGAATGAAGCATTTAAAATTGCAGAAAAGGTTATGAATCCTGAAGGTGCTTTAGAATTATCGGCAAATCTACAAGTATTAGGTGGTGCTATAGGAGATTTTAATGACCCGTTGAAGTTGATGTATATGGCAACAAATAATGTTGAGGGACTACAAGATGCTCTTATTGGTGCTGCAAGTACATTGGCAACGTATAATTCAGAACAAGGTAGATTTGAAATTACTGGTTTAAACTTAAGAAGAGCAAAAGAAATGGCAGCACAATTGGGTGTCGAATTTAGTGAGTTAACTAAAGGTGCAATTGCGGCTGCAGAAAGAACTAAAGTAAGTACAGATTTGATGGCAAGAGGTTTACAAATAAATGATGAACAAAAAGAATTTATTACTAATATAGCGCAAATGAAAGGCGGTAGAATGGTAGTTGAATTGGGTACATCACCTGAATTAATAAAAGTATTTGGAAAATCTGAAGTAGCTATAGATGAATTAACACAAAACCAATTAAGTACCTTATTATCATATCAGGAACAATTTAAAAAAGCATCACCTGAAGAAATAATTAGAAATCAAGCAACATCTGTACAAAATATTAGCAGAGATGTAAGATTTATGACAGCTATGATTAGAAAAACAGGTGGTAAAACAGCGGATGAATTGTTTAAAATGGTATCAGAACAATTTGGTTATAAAGAGGGTGATTTAGCAAAAGCGACTTTAGAAATGTCGAAGGGTGTTGGTAAATATATTGAAGGTAGTGAAACAAAAATTACTGAAGCTTTCAAAAATTTAGGTAAACGTAACGAAGCGGGTGGACAAAAAACAACAACGGAAGCAAAACCAACACAACAATCAAATACAACTACACCAAATGTTACACCAAATCAACCAACGGCAGGTATACAAAAACCAGAACCACAAAAAAATATTGAATCTGCCCCATTAATGGCATTTAATGATGTGTTAAATATTTATAACACTAAACAAGACAGTACAATAAAAATAAATTCTGATATTGCAACAAATACAAGTGAGTCGAATAAATTATTGGATGCAATTAATAAAAATTTACAAAATTTTGGAGTAGCTCAAAATAATATAAAAACTATAACAACAGATTTAAGTTCACAAATAAATAAGGATACTTTAGTTAAAAACGTCACAGGTATAGAACAAAATACAATTGCAAAAAATAGAGCAAGTGAATTTATCAATAAAAGTCCAAATATGGATATGTTTCAAAGTCAATTTGAAAAACTGTTAACATCTCTTGAAAAGGGGGAAAGTACCAAAAAAGATGTGAATGTTAATCTGTCGTTTAAGGCTCAAGATGGTTTTGTTGACCCAATTATGAGAAATTTTAGAGAAAGTCCTGAAATTGCAAAATTGTTCGTTGAAAAGAGAGATTATTTATATGTTTTATAAAGAATTTTTATAAACATCTATTTATAGTAAAAGAAACAAATGCCTTTAGATTTTGATACAACAAAAGTATTTAGAGACAGAATATTAGCAAAAACATTACAAGTACCAAATGGACCACAAACATTTACAGCAGCAAACTACAGATATAAATCACAAAATGAGTTTGCAAATGTAGACCCAGGTGCTGTTGATACAAATAGAACGGCAGATTTATTGGTATCACAAAATGCTAATATTTTCAAACCATTAAAATATAATGTAGTAGAAGAACTAAATGTTATACCAAGAAGGGCAAATTTATCTTTATATTATAATGGGACACCATACTTTGTTGCTGAAAAACATAATTTGGTTGGTATTATTAGCAATTCTAATTATGAAAATGAATCTGAGTTATTTAAATTTGCTGCATCATATATTAGAGATAGAAATCAAAAAGGTCCTGTATATTCAAGAATTCAACAAAATTTATACAAAGCAACAGTTGGAAGAGTAAGATTGATTGATGCGCTGCAAGGAAATATTTCTGCAGCAGTTGGTATCGTTACAGGCAAAGTTCCTTTAATAGAAGCAAATTATCAAATAACAGTTGCAAAATCCCCAATAGGAAAGGGGATAGATTTTTTACAAACAGTTGCAGGTGTTGAATTTCCGTGGGTAGAAATACCTGGTGATTATTTATCAAATCCAAATAACCCGATTAATGTCAGACCTGTACCAAATAGTGAATATGGTAAAATATTTCAAGATACAACAGGTGTACTTGGCTCTTTATTGGGAATTCAAAGAAGACCAACATTATCAAGAAACCCGTCAGATTTACTTATTGATTACATGGGTAGTGGTCAAAAACAAACATTGTTTGATTTGCTATCATATTCAAAGTACGCACCAAACTATACAACAACTGCAAGGTCACAGAACACATCTAAAATATTTAATTTCATAGATAAGGCAGCACAAGGTGTCAAAGATGCTTTGGGTTTTGAAGCACCTGTTGGTGTTTCATATATTGGTGATGATAGAGGTAATGATGCGAAATATGCAATGTATGATTTCAATGGAAGACCTGTTCGTAGTCCATATTATTTAAGTTTATTATTTGACCCAGTACAAGCAGAATTATTTCAAAAGGAAAGAAATTATACTGAAGGTGGTCAACTTAGTGGTAAGTTAACGTGGATAAGCATAAATACAAAAAATAAACTTGGTGCTAATAATTCACAGTATGATTCTCAAAGGTCACAATTTGAAGATTCATTATCAACAAAATTTGATTTTAGAGATGATTCTTTGTTAGGTTATACACAAGACATACTTGACAGTATGCCAACAAATGGTGGTGAGGCTCGTTCACATGTTGCAAATGTTATTGACCAAACAACAAGAATATTTAGAGAAGGTACAATATTAATGTCAAGAGGTTCGGCTATAAAATATGTTGATAAATTTGGCGAAGAAAATGGTGTTGAATATTGTAGGACATGGACAAAAGATAGACCTTATATTTCATATTCAGATACAATGAAAAAAGGTGGAAATATTAGAAAATTCGAAGGTACAGTTGTTTCAAATCCTTGGAATTTAAATATTGCGCCAATGTCAAACGGTAGAAAAGGATTTGAAGGTTCAACTAATATATTTTCAGGTTATGACTATGGTCCTGATTCTGACGGTAAAAGTTTTTATGCAAAAAAATATATGTTATCAATAGAGAATCTTGCATGGAAAACATCTAATAGACAAGGATTTACAGTTCTTGATTTGCCATTTTGTGAGAGAGGTCCTAATGGTGGTAGAGTAATGTGGTTTCCACCGTATGATTTAAAAGTGTCAGAAAATAATTCAGCACAATGGGAAACAAATAAATTTTTGGGTAGACCTGAACCTGTATATACTTATTCAAATACAGAAAGAACAGGTCAAATAAATTTCAAAGTTGTTGTTGACCATCCAAGTATTTTAAATTTACTTGTAAGAGAAGAGTTCAAAAATATGTCTGATGAGGAAGCTGATAACTATATAAATGCAGTATTTGCAGGTTGTAAAGATTTGGAATTTTATGAATTAATTAGAAAATATACAACATTAGATGCATCAGATGTACAAAACATACAATCATATTTAAACAAAGGAGGTGACCCAATCACCATACAAAAGTACAAAGCAGTAGTAGAGGAAGTAACAACATCATCGCCAGAGACAACTACACCTAATGCATCAGATTCACCTAATTCAACGGTAGAAAAATTAAATACAATCACTCTTCATTTTGATAATGATGTACCAGGTACAAAAACAGATATCAAAACATCATCAAGTTATAATGAACTTTATGATTCATATTACAATAAAAAATCAGTTTATAATTCAAAATTATCATCAATACTAACATCATATAATACAATTTCATTAAATGATGAATTGGCAAACAATGATAGAAAAATAATTTACGGTGCAATAAAAACAGGTACAACAATTGTAACTGACCAAGTAACAAAGTTAGATAGTTATTTTGAAACACTAAGAACTTCATACGAATCCTTTACAGGTAAAACTCAAACTCTCCGTGCTAATATTGAATCGGGTAAAGTAAAAAATATATACATTAATATATTTTCAAGTACATCTGCTTTAGGTGCTGTAGATTATAACAAAAGGTTATCTATGCGTAGAAGTTACAGTATTATGAAGGATTTTTTAATCAAGATAAGTAAGGATAACAAAGAGCCTTCTACCGTAAAATGGTTTGAAAGTACAACAGAAATAAATAATCAACAAGGTACAATAAGCAAAGATTTTAAATATACATTAAAAGATTTAGGTTGGCAATGGGATGGTGAAGTTATTATCAATATAAAAAATTATGGAGAATCATGGTTATCAACAACTATAACAAACGATAATGATTGTTTCAATAAGGATTTCAAAAAGAATAGAGAATTAAATGTATATGCCCCAATATCATTCTTCTGTAGAAAAGCAAGTGTAGATTTTTATTATGATTTAGAATCTACACAACAGAAATCAAATAATCCTGAACAACCTAAAGTAGTACCTAAATCAAGAATAGAACCCAATGGTCAAGTAACGATACCGTCTAAAGTGAAGAAACCACCAATAGATGTAATGAAACGGATAATAATGAAAACATTATCTGAATGTTATTATTTTAAAATATTGGAACAAGATTCACCGATGGTATTTAGTTCATTGAGGGAAAAGTTGAGATATTTTCATCCTGGTTTTCATTCTACGACACCTGAAGGGTTGAATTCACGATTAACATTTTTACAACAATGTATTAGACCTGGTGATACAATACCAATAAAAGGTCTATCCGATGACACAGATATTAATGCAAGAAATACGAGTTTTGGTCCACCACCTATTTGTGTTTTAAGAATTGGTGATTTCTATCACTCTAAAGTTATTATAAGAGATGTAAATTTTTCATATGAAGACTCTCCATGGGACATGAATCCTGAAGGAATTGGGATGCAACCTATGATTGCATCTGTAACATTAGCAGTATCATTTATTGGTGGACATGGTTTAGAAGAACCTGTATCTCAATTACAAAATGCTTTATCATCAAATTTTTATGCAAATACGGAAATATATGATGAAAGAGCCGAGTCAACAAACAAAAGAATTGATGGTATGGATGCAAATAAATTTACCAAAGAATTTTTAGAAAAATTTCCAATAAATAATAATAAAACACCTGAACCTACAAATGAAGATAGTGGTAATGTATTAAGAGAAGGACAATATGTCGGTATACTTGGCGATAATAAATTAGATTACACATCAAAAGTAAATGAAGTTTTTAGTGCAACAAAAAATTATTTTTTACAGTATAAAGAACTATATAATAATGTAAATACAAATTATGGACCTATTTTATCAAGTATGGTTTTATCACCAAACTATAGAGAGATAAAAACATATGAAATAACTAAAGGAGATAATTCAAACATTAATATTGATATTTTTGGTAATTATAAAAAGGGAATTGAATTAGGTTCATTAGTTAATAGAACAAAAGAAATTATATCACAACAAATAGAAACAGCAGACTTATGTACTATGTTTGGGTTTGATAATGTATTGTCAACACAAAAAATAGATAAAACAAATAGAATACTTAGACCATATGTTAAAAAATTTGTTTCAGATAAATTAACAGAATTAATTGAAGTAAAACAAATAAAAGATTTTGAAAATACAAGAAACAATTTAATAACATCTTTGGATAAGGTAAATTTTGTTGTTAAATACGAAAGGGATTTTAAAATTTTTAGCGGCAAAACATACGAAGTTGAATTGTCAGGATTTACAAGAAATTTATTATATAAAGAATATTCTTATTGTATAGATTATATAAATGCAAAAAACACAACATTATATACTGATTTGGATGTCACAATAAATTTTAAAAGTCCTGTGATTACAAATCAAAATTTGTCAGATATATTATCTGTATTATTACAAAAAGAAAATAATAATATAATAAATTTATTTAATGTAGATAAAACAATTTATGATGATAAGACACAATCTAAAATGTTAAAAAGATTTGACAACTTTATAAATATTCCAAGAGCTAAACCATTTACATTTGATAAATTCAAAGATAGAGCAAATGGAAATAAATTAGAATATGGAATTGCAACAGAAACAGAAACATCAAATGCTGCAATGATAGACGAAGGAAAAAAATTAAATTCTTCTGTTGTGTCTGTAACAAATAAATTAAATTATTATAAGACTAAAATAATATAATGAGAGAGTATTTTGATAGGTATCAATTTTTTGAACAAGATGGTAATTTTAGGATTGTTCCTGGTATTGAAATTCCAATAAAAACCACTGATAAATATCTTTTTTATAAAAGAGGTAGAACAAGATTAGATAAAGTATCACAAGATTATTATAACACACCGACATTTGGATGGTTAATATTATTGGCAAATCCATCTGTTGGTGGATTAGAGTTTGAAATACCTGATAATTTCTTATTAAGAATACCATTTCCATTGATAACCACTTTACAAGATTATAAAAGAGGTGTAGATTTATATAATTTATATTATGGCGAACAATAATCCTTTGGATAGCGAAAACATCTTAGTAAAAGTAGACCAAAATAATCTTATTTATATCGACCCGAATAGTGTTGTCGATAATGATGGTAATATTCGTCCAAGGGACGTAAAACCTGAAAATTTGGTAATATATGCAAACTTAGAAGCAGATATTGTACCACGTTCAATATTAACATCAACTAATGACCAAAATACATTAACATCAATAGCAAAAGGAACACTTAATTTTTTATCAAATCAAAATGGTAAAGATTTTGATACATCATGGACAGATGCATTTACAAATAATACAAAAGATAATAAACAACAATTAAAAAATAATTTAAATGGCAGTAATGATATACCCGTAGAATCATTGAAAAATTATGATTCATCAGGACAATCATTTGGTATTGATAATATTTCAGTTTTAATAAAAGGTGCAAACGCTATTCCTGAAGTTAATATAACATTTATTGATGTCAGAGGTAAAACATTATTTGAAAATGCTGAGAACTCTCCATATCATGCATTCTTTCATATACCTTGGCCTATATTTTATTTAACATTAAAAGGGTATTATGGAAAGGCAATACGTTATAGATTACATCTGATAAAATTTTCAACAAGATACAATGATGCTAATGGTAATTTTGAAGTTAGTACAAAGTTTGTTGGTTCAACATTTGCATATTTATCCGATATTCCATTAAAGGCAATAATGAATTGCCCGTACATGTATCCTTTAGAAAATAAAAAAGAAACAACACAGAACCCACAAAAGGATACAAAAACATTAGAAACAACAAGATTATCAAAAGGCTATTCTATATTAAAAACAATTTATTCAGAATATATAAGAAAAGGTTTAGTAAAACCTGATTTTCCTGTAGTTACTTTGCGTGAATTAATTGTCAAAGCACAATCACTTGATAAAATTTTAGAGAGGGAAATATTGTATGAAAAATTACATCCAGATATTTTTGTTGGTTTACAAGATTTTGAAAATAATATAAATACATTTTACACACAAGCAAAAGCATGGGCAACAACTAATCTATTAAATAATTTTGATATAGAACAAAAAGAAGGTAAATCAATAAATTGTTATGATTTAAAAGATTTAACGAAATCAACAAATGAAAAAATTGTTGGAGCAAATAAAGAAGGTACATTAGAATATTTAATAATTCAAAATAATGAAAGATTAAAAGCAAGTAAATTATTTACGGATGAACTAACTAAAGCAGCATCGGACGGTAAAACAGGTAATGCTAATTTTACAAAAAGTAAAATTTTAGCAAAATTGGCTGACAAAATAGATAAATATTACAGACCATTCGAAAATAAGTACCAGGTCAAAATAGATTTATTAGTTGAAGATATTGATGAAATAAGAAATGTTTTTGTTCAACAGAGAGATAAATTAGAACAAAACATAGAAGAACAAATGAACGTTATTGTCAAAGACAAAACTAAGGGTTTTGGATTTGAACCAACAATAAGAAATATATTTGCAGTGATATTAGCAAATGCAGATGTGTATATTAGATTAATGAAAGATGTACATCAAAGAGCATTTGAACAATCAGAAACAAGAAAAAAATTATTAGTCAATTATTCAAAAGAAACTAAAGGAGAACCTGCAATTTATCCTTGGCCTGAAATCAAAAAGGATGTTGACAATCAAAAAACAAGAGTTATTGCATATCCTGGTGAACGTAATTTAATTTCTAAATTACAATCTGACGATGCAAATCTTTGGCCTGAAGTAGAATTTATCGAAAATTTTATTGAGGTTTCAACCAACAAAGTTGATTCAAATACAGAAAAAGAAAATAGTATTAGCGAATCAAACAAGGAATTTGAAAACGATGAAAATAACAATAACACTAAATTAATAAGTACATTAGGATATATAAATAATGTCATTCCATATATTGATTTAGCACCATCATCCTTCTTGTATGAAATATATGAAAGAGCAAATCAATTTACGATTATTGATTCATTTGATAATTCTACATTAAATGAATTAGCAAATATTGAATTTGAAAATATTAAAAAATCAGTAGAAGGTGATAATAGTTTAATAACCATATTAAAAAATCTTATCACTAGTTATCCGAAGTTAGAAGAAATGTTATTATCTTTTTCACCTTTTGAGAGATATCCATATTATGAAGACCAATTACCAACAATACCCTATTTAAAATCTAATTTAGAATTACCTTTTGAGATTACAGAATATAATGTAAACAATAAGACAACGGGTGATGAGGATTTGACTAAATTAACTGAAAATCTTCTGAATTATACTCCTGAAAATCATAGAGTATCTATATATCCATTTAATTCAACAACCTATTTGAATTATTTAGGGGTAACCGAATTTACAAAAGAAGAATTGAAAAATAATGGTGTTTTATCTGTTGATAATTCTGTTTCATTTATTGCATCACCAAATTCTCCGTTATCATGGTTAAAGGATGGTTACAATAATTTATTTTCAAATAACTTGAAAGTTAATAATACTCAAGCACATGTGTTGAATACACCATATTTTCATAAACAACTTTTTGCAGATTTTACAAAAACATCATCATATGGTAGATACTCAGGTTCAGCATATCTTTTATTGAATTCATTACCATTCAAAGATTTAGAAGATAAAGTAATATTTGAAGATTTTACAGGAATATATGACCCAATCAGAATGTCAACATTGTTCAGAGAAGTATCTGCAACACATTTTGTACCATATCATTTAATTTGTAAGTGGGGTTCTATATATCATAGATATAAAAAATTCATCACTGAAGGTGTTGATATATTAGATGGATTTTTGAATGTAAATTCATTAACAACACCAATAGATTCTGCAAGATTTTTTAATGACAATCAGTCAGGTAGTATATACACAGGTTTTACTGCAAGTGGTGAAACAATAACATTTTCTGAATCAAAGGATATTGGTGTTCATCCATATTATGATGCAATATATCATCAAATAGTTAATGATTATAATCATTATGAAATATTCTCAGGTAACACATCTTTCTCACAAAATGTCGATGCAGGTGCAATTATATTGAGACAAAGAAAACAATCCAATAATATGGATTATTGGACGCAATTAATTGATAACAGTAAATATGATGCAGCAGATTTAAGGTTTACATTAATGCCATGCGATGGCGCAAATAACAGTATATCAAAAACAATACCAAATTTGGTAACAGGTCAACAAATTGTTATAAGCGCAAAACCTTTCAGTGAGGAAATACAAAACTATTATAAAATACTTTGGGAAGATGGATATGTAAATGATAATTATGAGAACAGAAAATTTCCCAAACCAACAGATTATTTCAAATCATATTCTACAACACAAATGAATAATGGTTTGTATGCTGTTGATTTAGAGTACAGGAAAGTTATTGATTTAATTGCGACATTCAGTCCTGTAATATTGGAAGAATTTGAAAATATATTTTTAGATTTTTCAAGTGAAGTATTTTCATCAACAGATAATAGTAGAAAATTTCCGAATGTAAAATATACAAAGTTTCAATTTTTACTTAAAGATTTAGTTACAGTTAAAAAAGAAACAGCAGACGATACATTAGAAATAAATCAATTAATAAATACCATTAAAAAAAGGCAGCAAGATAATATAAAAGAGATATCAAATAAAATAACATCAAGAGAAAATACTTTGAAATTTACTTTAGGAAATCCAAAAGAAGTAAATTATAATGTTTGGCATGGTTTTGCAGATTTAGATAATGTTAATAAATTTTCATACGATGGTTTTTTTAATGGTCAACTTACAAATCAAAATCGTAATCTTATTAAACTATATTTAGGTGAAGATTTGGATTCGCATTATGAGAATTTCTTTATTGTTAATGATGTTGCATTGAATGAAACAAATATATTACAATTTAGACCTTTGATACAAATATACGCAGGGTATGTAAAAAATGGTGGAACAAATACCAATACATCATTCAAGGCTTATTTATCACAAAATATTTTTAATTATGGGTCAAATAATAAAGTTGGTGCAATACAAAGAAAACAATATTTCTTAACTCAATTAATAAGAAACTTTTCAAAATTAAATTTAACAGCAGTAACACCTGGTCAAAAAAAGATTGTATTAGGTCATGAAAACGATAAAATGAAAGTTGAATTATATAATTTCTTCAAATCGTTTAATGATAAATGGATTGGCGGAAACTCAATAGGACAAAGATTACTGTTAGAAGAATTTTTATTTTTAGATAAAGCAAATAAAGATATTGGAGATGTGTTGTTTTTGAATATTGATAGAGTATTGGCGTTACAAAAACAAGATTATGATAAAAGTAATTTATATTCTGTTATTAGTGTTTTATTAAGAGATACAGGTATTGACATGCGTCCATTACCTGCATATGTAAATTTTTATGGTACAAATTTTAATAATAAAACAAAAATAACACCATCGAAAAAAGTTGCAAAAAATATATTTGGAACGTATTTGGATGTTGATTATCAAGAATCATCACCAAAAATTATTCTACAATTAGTTGGACAAACATCAAAACATTTAGAGATAAATGATAAGAAATATAAATTTGCTGATGATAGTTTCAACTTGTCTAATGTTAATAATAATCCGTTAATTATTACAACACCAGAAGTGTTCAATAATGTCGATTTATCTAAATCAAATAGAGTAGTTGGTTTTGAAGTGAGTTTTGGTGACCAAAACCAATCAATATTTAAAGGAGTGACATTAGACCAAACATCATTAAAAAATACAACCGAATCTATGGTTGTATTGGAAAATTTAGCACGTTCAGAATCAGGTGCAGGTGCTTACAATGTTGACATTAGTTTATTCGATTACTATCGACAGGCATCATATACATGTGATGTTACATCTATGGGAAATGTTATGATACAACCAACTATGTACTTCTATCTTAAAAATATACCAATGTTTAGAGGTTCATATTGGATAACAGAAGTATCACATGACATTAGAGGAAATAATTTTACAACAAAATTCAAAGGGTATAGAATTCCATATGCATCATTACCTGACCCGAAAGATTCATTTATATCAAGTTACAGAGTATTGTTTGATAGATTAAGAACAAACTTGATTCAAAAACAAACATTATCACAAACAGGTAATATAAATGTCACATCGACAATAAACAGTGATGGAAAAACATATAATATCAATATCGGACAAGAAGCTATAGGTGAAGATTTTGAAAAAATAAAAGTTAATAAATCAAATATTACAGAATTTTTTGTACCATACAATGGATATGCTAATGTACAAACAATACAATTAGTAAAATACTCATATCGAAATCAACCTGAAACAGAATGGTTAAGGGCAAGAGTTTTTGAATTTGGTTCTGACACCAATAATTTTCAAATTAAGGATGATAGAAAAATGGAAGTAATCAGCAAATTACAGAAAACCATGTTATGGTCAGAAATAAAAAATACAAGAAAAAATTATGATTTTTTTAGTACATCAGTATTACCATCAAAAGAGGCAGATATTAATAAAGTAAGGTCTGCAACAACAATATTTGTTAATCCTGAAACAAAAGCAGAATGTACAGTACCATCAACAATAAGTGGACCTGAAAATAATAGAGTTGTGACAGGAATTGTTGATATTACAGTACCAGACAATTTTGGTATAGGTTTATCATATTCAATTATGCGTAAGTTGGGTTTAAATAATGGTAGTATAGTTTATTTTAAAATGTCATAATTATTTAAATTTATAACATATTTATATAAAAAGATTATGAATAATAATATTAAAGATAGTTTAGACCATTTTTTAAACCCTAAAAAGGTCGTAAGTACAAATGGAAAAGAAAGAGAAGAATGTGACTTGCAAACAGGTGAATGTTATGTTGTAAGAGAGAAAGACGGTATAGTTGAAAGAATAAATAAAAAATACGTCACGAATGACGGAAGGCAATTATTACAAGATTAATAATATGAAAAAGAACATTAATGAAGAAATAGCAAGGTTTAATCAAATCTACAATTACAAATTTAGGACATTATCAGAACAAGAAATACCACCACCTCCTGCTCCTGCGGGAGATATACCACCTCCACCAGGTGGTGATGTTCCTCCGCCACCTGCGGGTGATATGGGTGTACCTCCTGCTGATGCGGGTGCAATGCCTCCAATGACAGATACACCACCTGTAGAAGAAGTTGAAGAAGTTGATATCACAGATTTGGTGAATATGACAAAAAGCATCAAGAAGGAATTAGATGCAAGTAAACAAGATAATTCTGGTGTTATTAATAAAATGGATGATGTTTTTACTAAATTATCTGATTTAGAACAGAAGTTAGCTGCGATGGATAATATCATGGCAAGAATAGATGATTTGGGAACAAAAGTAGAATTAATGAAACCAAAATCACCTGAGGAAAAATTAGAAATGAGGTCATTAGATTCATATCCATTTAATCAAAATCCACAACAATTTTTTGCAGCAAAACAAGACGAAATGAGAAAGTCAGGTAAAAATGAGTATATGTTAACAAAAAATGAAATTGAAAATTACTCTAAGGATACCATAAAAGATACATTTAATTCAGAAATATCAGACGAAGATGAATATAGATTCTAATATTAATTTATTTTTAGGATTACATGCACAACTAAAAATATTTCATTGGCAAACAAAAGGACATGCTAGACATACATTATTTGCAGATGTAAGAGATGCATTTGAAGACTTAATGGACGAATACGTTGAACAAGCTATGGGGCAATACGGACGATTTCAACTAACAGATGAAACAAAGACAATTACTCTTGCTAATCTTTCAGAACTGAAACCAAACGAATTGGCTGAAACTATATGTGAATCATTAAGACAATTGACACAACAGATTGATTCTCAGGATACAAACTTACTTAATTTGAGGGATGAAATGTTGGGATTGATTCAAAAAATGAAATATTTACTGACACAAGATTAAAAAAAAAAGAAAAAAATAAGAGTCGGATTTTTTAATCCGACTTTTTTTATCTATTATTTATACATACGAAACATTTTAAATTTTAAAACATGAGTACATTAAATTCTGTGTTAGCACAGATGGAAAAAACAAAACAAGCCGCAAGCGGCAACGCAAACAGAGTTTCTCAAGAAGACAGAATGAAAAAATATTTCACAACTGTTCTTCCTAAAGGTGTTAAAAATCAAGAAAGAAGAATTAGAATTTTACCAACAAAAGATGGTAGTTCACCATTTGTTGAAGTTTACTTTCATGAACTTCAAGTTGACGGTAATTGGGTTAAGCTTTATGACCCTGCACAAGATGGTAAACGTTCACCTCTCAATGAGGTAAGGGAAGGTTTGTTGCAAGGTGACGAACAAAGTAAAGAACTTGCGAAACAATACAGAGCAAGAAAATTTTACATTGTCAAAGTAATTGACAGAGACAATGAGCAAGATGGCGTTAAATTTTGGAGATTCAAGCATAACGCAAAACAAGATGGTGTTTTAGATAAGATTTTCCCAATCTTTCAAAAGAAGGGTGACATAACCGATGTGACTAACGGTAGAGATTTGACCCTTTTTCTTACTCTCACAAAATCGGGTAATGGAAAAGAATATACCGCAATAAATTCTATTATGCCTGAAGACCCAAGTCCTCTACATGATGACAATACGATTGCAAAAGGATGGGTTGATGATAGCTTAGTTTGGTCAGATGTATATTCTAAGAAAAGTGAAGAATATCTTGAAATGATTGCAAAAGGAGAAAGCCCAAGGTGGGATTCTGTAACTGGTAAATGGGTATCAAATTCAGTTTCTGAAGAAACCATTGGAATGGCTAAGTCAACTGTAATTGCAGATGTGCAATCAGAATATGCACCTGATGATGATATTCCGTTCTAATTGAATAAATGATAGTGAACCCCCACCCTTAATAATTAAAAATTTTGTTTCCGTTTGTTGGTGGGGGTTCCTTTTGTCTACATTAATAATTAATGAAATATATGGCTATTAAGAAAAAAACATTTGATTATATATCTAAGTTTTCAAGTAGTACTAAATACAAACCTGAAAACTTTTATTACTGCGGTAAGGCATTCAATGATGCCTGTGGTCTTCCTGGCCCTGTTATGGGAAACATTAATATGTACCTTGGACATACCAACTCATCAAAAACAACTGCGATGATATTGTCTGCAGTTGACGCACAAAGGAAAGGAGATTTACCAATACTTATTATTACTGAACGTAAGTGGAAGTGGGAACACGCACTTGAACTTGGATTTCAGGCTGAAAAAAATGAAGATGGTGAATGGGTTGGAGACTTTATATTTAATGATTCATTTGATTACATTGAACAAGCAACCGATTTTGTAAATGAAATCTTGGATGCTCATGAAAAAGGTGAAATCCCAAGAAACATTCTTATCTGTTGGGACTCTATAGGTTCTATTCCCTGTAAGATGACCTTTGAAGGTAAAGGTGGTAAACAACATAACGCATCAACACTTGCAGATAAAATTGGTATGGGTATTCATGCAAGAATTACAAAATCCAAAAAAGAAGATTACCCTACTAAAGATGCCCCTTATTATGTCACAATGATTATTGTTAATCAACCATGGGTTGACCTTCCTGATAATCCTTTCGGACAACCTGAAATCAAAGCAAAAGGTGGTGAAGCAATTTGGTTAGCATCTGCACTTGTATTTTTATTTGGTAATCAAAAGAAATCAGGTATTAATCATATTGATGCAGTAAAAAATGGTAGAAAAGTATCATATGCAGTTAGAACTAAAGTTTCTATTCTTAAAAATCATGTAAATGGATTGGGTTATAGAGACGGTAAGCTTATTGTTGTACATAATGGTTATATTCCTGATACGAAAGAGGCGTTAGATGAATACAAGAAGGAATACTCTAATTTTTGGAATGAAAAGTTAGGTGGTGATTTCACTCTTGCTGAATCAACAACAGTTATTGGTGACGATGATGAAAATGAATATTAATCATTATAATATAATTAATGTCAGTATTATTAGTTGATGGCGACAATCTTCTCACTATTGGTTTTTATGGTCTCAAGAATCATTTCTATAAGGGTAGACATATTGGAGCAATATTCCATTTTCTTAATACTCTTAGGAGAGCGTTTGAAAGCTATAATTTAGAGAAGATTGTCGTCTTTTGGGATGGAGAAAACGCTTCATTCAGCAGAAGAAAAATATACGCTAATTACAAATTAAATCGTCACAAAAGAGAAAAGACAGAAGAAGAAATAGATTCTTACAATTATCAAAGAAACAGAGTCAAACAGTATTTAGAAGAGGTTTATGTAAGGCAGGGAGAATATGAATTTTGTGAAACAGACGATTGCATTGCCTTTTATTGTTTGAATTCAGATAACGAAAAGAAAATAATTTATTCTTCTGATGGTGATTTAACTCAATTTATATCAGAATCAATACAAGTTTATAATCCATCAAAATTAAGATTACTTAATAAGGGAGAGCTAATAAATTATAAAACAGAGGATATTCTAATTGATAACCTGATTTTGGCAAAAATGATTTGTGGTGACCCCTCTGATAATTTTTATGGTATAAGAAGTCTCGGAATAAAAAGTTTAATACAATTATTTCCAGAGATAAAAACCGAAAAGTTAACGCTTGAGCAAATAATAGAAAAAGGTAATTTATTATTTGAAAAAGATAAAAGCAATAAAAAATTATCAAATCTATTAACGGGGGTTACGAAAGAAGGTGTATATGGAGAAGAATATTTTGTGATTGCAAAAAAGTTAATTGATTTACATAACCCAATATTAACAAAGGAGGCAGAAGATGAGATAAAGTTATTAATAAACGAAACATTAGATTCTGACGGAAGGTCGTATAAGAATACAATAAAAATGATGATGGAAGACGGATTATTTAATGTGCTTCCAAAATCCGATGATGCTTGGATAAATTTTTTAAATCCATTTCTAAGATTAACAAGAAAAGAAAAAAATAAAAAAACAATAAAAATTAAAAATTATGAGTAATCAACAAGAAGTTACAAAGTTTGAATTTCTACTAACATTAGAAGATAACATTATTATTCAAAGGTTTTTTAATGTTAAAAATCATAATCCAAAATCTAAATGCTCTTTGGACTTGCATAACTATGTAAAAAAAATTTCTAACCAAATTTCGGAAGATTTGAAAATAAAAAGTTCTGATTATTTGTGTGAAAATCTCGGTTTTATTTTAAATTCTGAGAATGTGGAAAGTGATGCAGACAATAAAGAAGAATATTTTTTATTACAAATTAAGCAAGATGACGATGTATTTATTCAAAGAATATTCCCCGCAAACTATTTTCACCCAAAAATTAGATATACGGTGGATGTTCGTCCAATGATTAAAGAAATTTTGTCAACATTGACTGACATTTTGTCTTCTAAATCTTTGGAAACAACTTATTTGGGGTATGATTTACAAGTAAAATATTAATATGACAGAAAAGAATTTTGGTTATTTAGGGTTCGACTTTCAGCAGACGTTAATAAAGACAATTATTGAAGATAAAAAGTATGCTGAGAAAATTATAGACTTAATTGAGAGCAAGTATTTTGATAATGCATCTTTTAGGTTCATAATGGAGAACATAAAAGAATTTTATTCTGAATACGAAAGAATACCAGACTATGTCACATTAGCACAGAAACTTGTAAATGAAAATGGAGATTCATCCAAAATACATGTTGACACATTAGAAATTTTAAAGAATCAAAATCCAAATCCTGATTACGTACAAGATACTGCACTCAATTTCTGTAAACAGCAGAATTTGAAGAGAGTAATTAAAATTGCAGAAAAGATTATTGATGGTGGTGATTTTGAAAGATATAATACACTTGAGAATCTTTTTACTGAAGCATTACAGATTGGAATGGATGAAGACCAAATTACTGATATATTTGAAAATGTTGAAGATGCTTTGGAAAAAAATTACAGACATCCTATTCCAACAGGTATATCAGGAATCGATAGTCTTTTAAAAGGAGGATTAGGATATGGTGAATTAGGTATTGTATTAGCACCAACAGGTACAGGTAAAACAACCCTTTTAACAAAAATAGCTAATACAGCATACAATAATGGTTATAATGTATTGCAGATATTTTTTGAAGATAATGCTGCTGATATCAAACGTAAACATTATACTATATGGTCAGGTATTGCCCCTGATAATCAATCAGAAAATAAAGATGAAGTATTAAGAATAGTTTCTGAAAAACAAGCAAAATCAGGCGGTCAATTAAAATTATTGAAATTACAAAGTAGTGATGTAACAATAAGTGACATCAAAAGTAGGATTAAAAAAATGATGTCCGAAGGTTTCAAAATTGATTTGCTTGTTATTGATTACATAGATTGTATATCACCTGAAAAATCTCCAAATGGAGAAGAATGGAAAGGTGAAGGTACAATCATGAGAAAGTTAGAGGCAATGACAGGTGAATTTGAAATAGCTGTATGGACTGCAACACAAGGTAATAGAGGTTCAATATCATCTGAAGTTGTTGGTACTGACCAAATGGGTGGGTCAATCAAAAAAGCACAAATTGCACACGTTATTTTGACTTTAGGTAAAACCATGGAACAGAAAGAACTTAATCTTGCGACACTTGCATTAGCAAAATCAAGAATCGGTAGAGATGGTATTGTGTTTCAAAATTGTAAATTCAATAATGAATATTTGGAAATAGACACTGAAAGTCAAAATACGTTACTTGGTTTCGACAATCAACAAGAACAAAACAAACAAGAATTAGTCAAAAAAGCATTTCAAAGAATTCAAGAGGCGAACAATAAAAATTAAAATAAAATAGAAACTATGCAAAAAGGTAAAAAGTTTTTGAGTGACTTAAAATTGTATTCGGATTACTTTAAGTGGAAGGAAGAGTTAGGTAGGTATGAAAATTGGGAAGAGGCTTGTGAAGACATTGTGAACGGACACAGAAAAAAATACACTAATCACAATAGTGATTTGGAACCGTATCTTCAATCTGTGGTTGAAAGCATGAAAGACCAAGTTGTATTGGCATCACAAAGAAATCTTCAATATAGGTACAATGAAATCATGAAACATAACACAAAAATGTTTAACTGTACCAGTACCCACATTGCAAGAAATAGAGTCTTTCAAGAAATTTTTTATCTTGGTTTATCAGGTTGTGGTGTTGGCGGTGGTCTTTTAATTCCATTCGTAAACAATTTAAGTAGAATTCAAAAAAGAACCAAAGGAACAAAAACATTTGTTATTCCTGATACTATTGAAGGGTGGGCAGATTCACTTGGTGTTCTTTTGTCATCCTATTTTGTAGATGAGCAACCGTTTCCTGAATATGCAGGATATGAAGTAAAATTCGATTATTCTCAAATCAGAGAAAAAGGAACATACATTAGTGGTGGTTTCAAAGCACCAGGTCACGAAGGTTTGAAGCAATCATTAGAAAAGATTGAACAACTCCTTGAAAAATGGATTGAGAAAGAAGGTAATAAAATCAGACCAATCCTTGCATTTGATATCATTTGTCATGCATCTGATGCGGTATTGTCAGGTGGTGTTAGAAGGTCAGCACTTAATATGATTGTTGACCCTAATGACGATGAAATGATTCATGCAAAAACAGGTAATTGGAGAGTTGAAAATCCACATAGAGCGAGAAGTAATAACTCAGTTATTCTACTCAGAAGTGAGGTCAACAAAGAGCAATTCGACTATTTGGTTAAATTGAACGATGGTGCAAATGATATTGGTTTTGTATTTGCAAACAGTTGGTTTGATATGTTCAATCCATGTGTGTCTTTTGATTCACTAATTAACACACCAAATGGTTTATATTTTCCAGAAGATTTGAAAGATAACGATTCAATTATTGTTGATTCCAAGAAGGTAAAATCAACAGGTTTCAGACAGACAGGAATAAAACCACTATATGAAATTGAGACTGTTTATGGAAGAAAAGTTAAAGTAACAGGTGAACACATTATGTTTACGTCAGATGGTATGGTTCAAGCATCTCAATTAATGGTTGGTGATGAGTTAGTTGTTAGTAACAATACTGATATTGATATACTGTTAGATAAAACAACTGACGATTTTAAATTGGGTTATCTAATTGGTTCAGTATTAGGTGATGGTAATTTTTCAAGAAATTATGCACAAATTAAATTTTGGGGTGATAAAAATTCAGAGTACCATAACACTTGTTTACAATTCTTAAAAGATTTAAATTGGGGTTCAACTAAAAAAGATAATTTAGTACTTGAACAAGATAAGGAAAACTATACGTTAATTAATTCAAAAGAATTATATGATTTTATAGTTAGTAAAGACTCATCTGTAGTAGAAAATAAAAGATTAACCAAAAAACTTTTATCAGGTAATTTTAATTACATAAATGGAGTCGTATCAGGTTATTTTGATGCTGATGGTTCTGTTGCATTTAACAAAGAGAAAGGAAATTCAGTAAGAATAGTTTCTAATCAAATTGGTAATTTGGAAAATATTCAAATCGCATTAAATGCTCTTGGGGTATATTCTAAATTATATTTCAACAGAAATAGAACTTCAAATGGGAAAAGTCTTTTACCTGATGGTAAAGGAGGGGTGAAAGAATATGATGTAAAAGATTCACATGAATTAGTTGTAACTAAAGAATCAATAAAAAATTTCAATAAATTAGGTTTTTTGAATGTTAATAAAAGAAACTTAATTGAAAACATTTTGTCTTCTTATAAAAGAAAATTTAATAAAACAGACTTTTTAGAGAAAATTAAGAGTATTACTTATCATATTGAAGCAGTACCTGTTTATGATTGTTCTGTACAAGAAGGTGTTGAGAAATTCGAATGTAATGGTTTTGTTGTTCATAACTGTTTTGAAATTGCAAAATTACCAATCCTTGATAGCATTGATTTTTCAAAGATACATTATGAAGATATTGAATATTATGTTCGTAACAACAAACATAAGTTTGGTATTCAAGGATGTAACTTAAATGAGATTAATGCTGAAAAATGTACAACAAAAGAAAAATTCTTTAAAGCATGTAAGGATGCTGCAGTTCTTGGTACATTACAAGCAGGTTACACTAACTTCCCATATTTGGGTGAAGTAAGTCAAAAGATTTTTGAAAGAGAGGCTCTCTTGGGTGTTAGTATCACAGGTTGGATGAACAACCCATCACTCTTCGATGCTGACTTGTTGAAAGAGGGTGCAGAAATTGTCAAGAGAGTAAATAAGGAAGTTGCTGATATTATTGAAATTAATCAAGCAGCAAGAACTACATGTGTTAAACCTTCAGGTAATGCATCTGTAGTATTGGGTACAGCATCAGGTATTCACCCAGAGCATTCTGAGAAATATTTCAGAATCATGCAGTTGAACAAAGAAAGTAACACAGCAAAATGGTTGACAGACAATATGCCATTCTTGCTTGAAGAAAGTGTTTGGTCAACTACCAAGAGTGATTATGTGGTATTTGTTCCTGTGGAAAATCCAAAGAAAGGATTATTCAAGAAGGACATGAAAGGTATCAAACATCTTGAATTGATTAAACTTGTTCAACAGAATTGGGTCAATGCAGGTACTAATCCTGAAAGATGTGTTTATAACCCAATCAATCACAACACAAGTTGCACTGTTATCATCGATGATAAAGACGCTATTATTGATTACATTTGGAATAATAGAGAAGATTTTACAGCAGTATCATTCATGTCTGACTATGGTGATAAGGATTTTAACCAAGCACCATTCACTTCAGTATTGAATCTTGAGGAACTTGTCAGCGAATATGGTAAAGGTGCTGTATTAGCGTCAGGATTAGTTGTAGACGGTCTTCATTACTTTGATAACAACCTTTGGTTGGCATGTGACACATTGATAGAAGGATTACCTGTTACGGGAACAAGAGAGCAAGTGTTACTCAAGAAGTATTGGTTGGACAGAGCAAAGAAATTTTCAAAGAATTATTTCAAAGGGGATATCAGAAGAATGGTATATTGTTTGAAAGACATTCATCTGTTCCACAAATGGGAAACTATCACACGTCAATTCAAAGAAGTTGATTTCGGTCAAATTCTTGATAAACCACAGTTCAAAGATATTGCTGATTATGGTGCAATGAGCTGCTCTGGTGGGGCGTGTGAGATAACTCGAATTTAACCATATTTATATGGTATGAGTAAAACATTTGTTGAAGGTGTTCATTATTATTTAGATGGTAATAAAGTCGTATTCACAGAGTTATATCATAAACAAAGAGGTTATTGTTGTGGCTCAGCAAAGAGTGGATGCAGACATTGTCCTTACGACCCGAAAGGTATAAAAGGGAATACCAAAATAAAGGAAACAGAAAAAAACTCGGATGAATAATCCGAGTTTTTTATTTATAAAAATTTCATCAATCATTATATTTATTTGATATGGCAACATACGGTATAGATTTTCCATTTAGAGATAGTTTCAAGGGTGATTTTTTAAATATGACAGAAACACCTGAAAGGGAGGTTAGAGCAAATTTAATACATCTGATATTGACTCGTAAGGGAAGTAGATATTATTTACCAGATTTTGGTACAAGAATATATGAATATATATTTGACCAAAATGATTTGGTGTCATGGAATTTAATTGAAGAAGAGATTAGAGAAAGTATAAAAAAATATATACCTAATTTAGATATAAATTCAATAACGGTAACATCACCTGAAGACGACCCTGAAAATGAGAGAAGTGTAGCAGAACAGGAAGATGAAAGACTTTTCAGAGTATCTAGTTTTTCAACCAAACCATATACCGCAAAAGTAAAAATAGATTACACAGTTAATAACGGTGCATTTTCGACATCAGATTTTATAATTATAAACATATAAAATGGCAAAAAAAATATCATATGCAGTTAGAGATTTTGCAAGTTTGAGACAAGAACTTGTGAATTTGACTAAGCAGTATTATCCTGAATTAATAAATAATACAAATGATGCTTCAATATTTTCAGTATTATTAGATTTGAATGCTGCTGTTTCAGATAACTTGCATTTTCATATTGACAGAGTATGGCAAGAGACTATGTTAGATTTTGCACAGCAACGTCAATCATTATTTCATATTGCCAAGACATATGGATTAAAAATACCAGGAAATAGACCATCAGTTGCATTATGTGATTTTTCAGTAAACGTTCCTGTAAGAGGAGATAAAGAAGATGAAAGATACTTGGGTATTTTAAAAGGTGGTGCACAAGTTTCAGGTGGAGGACAGATATTTGAGACAGTAGAAGATATCGACTTTTCAAGTCCATTCAATTCTAAAGGAGAACCTAATAGATTAAAAATTCCAAACTTTGATGCTAACAATCGTTTAATTTCATATACAATAACAAAAAGAGAGGCAGTTGTAAATGGTGTCACTAAAATTTATAGAAGAGTAATAAATCAAACAGACCAAAGACCATTTTTAAAATTGTTTTTACCTGAACAAAATGTATTGGGTATAACATCAGTAATTCATAAAGAAGGTACGAACTATGGTGCAAATCCAACGTCATCAGAATTTGATTCTACTTTAAATAAATGGTATGAAGTAAAATCATTAGCAGAAAATAAAGTTTTCATACCTGACCCTACGATAGTATCAGATAGGGATAATTTAACTGCAGGAAATTATATTGATGTCACAAATAAATTTGTCACTGAATATACACCAGAAGGTTATTTTTCTATGACATTTGGGTCAGGTAATGTTGACCCGTTACAAAATTTGGATGATTTTATATCAAATAATATGCGAGTTAGTTTTAGTACATATCTTAACAATATGTCTTTAGGTATGATACCAAAACCAAATACAACATTATTTGTGAAATATAGAATAGGTGGAGGAAGAGATACTAACTTAGGTGTAAATGTAATTACAAGTGTGGATAATGTAGAATTTAATGTTCTTGGTCCAAATGGAACAATAAACACTCAAGTTGGACAGTCATTAAGAGTAACAAACGTAACTCCTGCAGTTGGTGGAGCGGACCAACCAAGTATAGAAGAGATACGCAACATGATAGCATATAATTTTGCAGCACAAAATAGAGCAGTAACACTCAACGATTATAAATCTGTTATAGAAAACATGCCATCAACATTTGGTGGTGCAGCAAAAGTTAATGTTATTGAAGAAGATAACAAAGTTAGAGTAAAACTATTATCTTATGATGATAAAGGTAATCTAACAAACACAGTTTCTAATACACTTAAAAATAATATTATAACATATCTATCAGAGTATAGAATGTTGAATGATTATGTAGATATTGAAAGTGGTGAGGTCATAGATTTTAAATTAGAAATAGATGCAGTAATTGATAAAAATGTTAATCAAACAGAGGTATTAAAAACTGCAATTACTGATATTACAACATATTTCTCAATAGATAAAAGAAAAATGGGTGACCCATTATTTGTTGGTGATTTATATAGAATCATAGGTAATATAAATGGTATTGTTAACGTTGTTGATATAAGAATTTTTAACATGGTTGGTGGAGAATATTCATCAGCAGAAGTTGCACAAACATACAAGGATGCAATTACAAAAGAAATACAACAATCAGATATGACAATATATATGAAATCAAATCAAATTTTTCAAATAAGATTTCCTAATAAAGATATTAAAATACGAGTAAAAACGTTAGGTTCGACTTCATTTTAAAATGTTTTTTAATTATTATAATATAAAATTTAATTTTTTCTATTTATTATAGTAATGATACAAAAACATAGAATATCAACAAATATTGGTGTAAATCAAAAATTAACGGTTGAGTTAAAGCAAGACTTTGATTTACTTGAACTTCTCTCATTGAAGTTTACACAAAAAGATGTATACGCATCATTATGTTCAGATTATGGTGTTGTTTGTGGTAGAATTACCATTAATAACGGATTGGGAATACCTAATGCGAGAATATCAATTTTTGTTCCATTGTCAGATGAAGATGCTGAAGACCCAGTTATATCTGCATTGTATCCATATCGTGCATCAACAGAAAAAAATGAATCTAATTACAGATATAATTTATTACCAAATACTAAACAGCATGATGGTCATGTACCAACAGGAACATTTCCTGACCAAACGGAAATATTAACCCGTGAAGAAGTATTGGAAGTTTATGAAAAATATTATAAGTATACTGTAAAAACAAATGATGCAGGTGACTTCATGATATGGGGCGTATCATTAGGTACACAAACAATTCATGTAGATGTTGATTTATCTGATATTGGATGTTTTTCATTTAGACCATATGATTTCATAAGACAAGGTATTGGACCAGATGCATTTGAAAACACATACACATTTAAATCATCGGAAGATTTAGATAGCTTACCACAAATAATTTCATTTGATAAAACAATAGAAGTATATCCATTTTGGGGTAATGCTGAATTATGTGAGATAGGAATCACAAGAACAGATTTTGATTTATCATCAGTTGGTGTAAAATTAGAACCAATGGCATATGTTATTGGTGGTACATTTACAGATATAGGTAAAAATTCAATCAACAAAAACTGTCAAGTTAGACCCAAGATGGGTAGAAAGTGTGATTTGACAACAAAAGAAGGGGTAATAGAAGCAATAAGATTTACAAATGAACGTGACGAGAATAATAGACCTATTTTAGAAGAGTATGAAATAAATGAAGATATTGGTGAAGATGGTTCATTTGTTTTGCCATTACCAATGAATATGGATTTTATTTACACCAACGAATTCGGTGAAAATGATTATACAAATGACCCAAATAAAGGTGTACCAACATCGGCATGTTATCGTTTAAGAATAGGTATTGATGATTCTGGTTTGGCAAGAGTCAGAGCTAACGCAGATTATTTATTACCAAATATACGAGAGTATACAAACGATATTGACAAATCATACGCATTTTCAACAACTATTGATGATTATCCTGCAAGTGCAATAAATGAAATCATTTTAAATAAAGTAGATAATCAATATTTTCCTAAAGATTATTTTTATAGATTTACATACAATAAAGTTTATACTGTCTCATCTTTTCAAGGTTCATACTATAAACAATTTGGTTTCTCAAGAGATAGATTTTTAGGAATAAAAGAAATTGTTCCTTCAGAAGAAGAAGATTGTTCGAGTGATGTATTGACACCGCCTGTGAATTTTGCAGTGAAAAATTTTACATTTCAGATATTAATTACTGAAATACTTTTATTCTTTGAGCAGTTAATTAATCTATTAATACTTACTTTCTTTAATACAATTACAAGAGTATTTCATTCAATAGCAGACAGTACAAATGTATGGCCTATAAGATTTTTATCAAATTTGTTTAGAAATTGGGCATATCAATTACAAGAAAGTGGACAAAGAAAATTATATCTAATAAATTTTCCTGAATGTGAAGAATGTAATGATGATGAATATGGAAATGTAGTCGGAAATAATGTTGTACAGTATTGTGAAGTTGGTAAAATATCAATAACTGGTAGTGATAATCAAAGCAACAGATTATTAAATGTTTCAAATTTTCAGTCATATAATTCATATGGTACTCCATATGCATTAGATAGTAATTGTGTTAATGCTGAGATTCCAACATCATATTCTAATTTTGTTTCTAACCAAACAAATTACGTTATAACTATAGGAGAATTAACAGTTGATATTACATCAAATTTATTTACAAATAGTAACACATATGATGATAGTCTTAAATATTTTAATGATATATCTACATATGAACTAATTATACGAGATAAAAGAGTAAAGGTTACAGAATCTAATCAAATAACTGCAATAGAAGAGGGTTGTCAGTTATATGATACACCATATGATGAAAATATTGTTTATGAATATTATAGTGGTACTACTGCAAGTAGAAAAACAATTGTGAAAACAAGTTACGAACCTGGTATGGATATATCTTCATCAAGGTTGGCAAATGAAACAAGCACAAAATATTTTATACCATCAACATATGACAGAATAACATTGAGTGGTTATACAGAGTTCTCAAATGGAATATTTTATATTGTACCAGGAACACAAACAAATAATAGATTATTTGATGTATTAAGAGAATATAGAAGGAGAAAAAGAGTAGGTACTTTGTTTTGTGGGGGTATTGTAAATTATTCATTTATTGATAATTGGTTATCAGGTGCTTTATACTTTTTTCAATTCAAGGCAAAGCAAAAAAATAAGAGAGATGAAATAAAAATAAAGTATTGTAAAGATTTAGTTCGTTATATAAATGACCAAGAAAAATTTTATTATCGTTCTGCAGAATATAATCCAACAACCAATTTATTTGGTACACCAATATATAAAACAACAGGTCTGTTTACAACATCTCAAACGATGTATAATAGATTAAGACATCCAACAACGTTTGTAGACTTAGGACCAAGAGATGAATTCATAAATCAAATATGTATAGACCCACAATTAGACCCAAATTGCGCTGTTGCAAGAAATATAGGTCCAACATCATTTCAGTCTTTTGGTGAACTAATGGCATTTGGAATCAATTATAGAATGGATATAAGTAATAATACTTTTGATATTGATAATTTTTTTGATAATAATGGTTTTGACCAAATGGGGTTCAAAAAAGTATTAGATGGTGATTTATTACAATTAATATCAATCAATAACGAAACAGGTATTAGAGAATTTGATTTGCAAGACTCGAATTATATTGGATATTCATACCAATATTTAGACCCTGAAGTGAATCCTGATGTATTTAAAAACGGCAATCAGGCATACGGTCCAACACCAATTACATTAACTTTAGATGAGGATGGAAAGAGAGTTAGATTATGTCTGAATGAACCAGGAAGATTAACTGAGACATCACAAGATATACCTTTCTTTTTATGGGATAAGAAAGGAACAGGATTTGGTTCGTATTTACCATCGATATCAGATGACCAATCTTGGGATTACACTAGAAATGGGATTAAGGTTATGCCATTACAAGGAATGACATTCGCTTACAAGTTTAATGGACAGAATGATAATCCATCAGACAAATATTTGTTATTACCGATGACATATACGTATTCAGGTAAAACAATATCTAATTTAAATGTGACAGAAAGTTATGATTTTGACGTTATAGATAATGGTGGTGTAGATAGACATACATTTTATGATGATGAGTATCCTGGTTTTACATATTTGTATGTTACAAGCGGAACTGATATTACTCCAATAAATGGTATTTTATATACCCGTTATGGAAGTGGTGGTACTTGGGATATAAAAAATTGGAATAATACTATGGATTTTATAATCAAAAAAACAGAAGATTATTACAATGGTAATAAACAAATCTTATCGACACCGTTTTTATTTTATTTTGGTTTGAGACCAGGTAAAACAGGGTTAGATAAATTTATGAAATTATATGGACCATTAGGAGCGTTTAAACAGTAAAAATGGAGAAAAAACAAATTATATTACCATCAAAATTATATAGTAAAGCACCTGAAGAGGAGCTTTCAATTCGCATAGATTTAAAAGACACATCAAATACGATTAAGGAAAATGAAAAAAATATTGTTTTGGATGTCGCTGAACAAAATAATAAAGAAAGAAATGCGAGTATTAAATATAAGATTTATGGTAAAATAAAAATGATATTTGACAATTTTTATAGTGGAAATACAGACTATCTTCCATTAAAAGATAAGTTATATTTAGTTGGTGACGGCTCAACAACAGATTATACAGGGCACATTCCATACAATGAATTTGCGTTTTTAAGAAATGACATATTAAGAGAAAAAAACATACCAAGCATAGACGATACAATTATAAATTTTGAACAAAATATTGAATTAACAAGTGAAAATACAAGACATACAACAATTACAGATGTAAGTGCACCATATCAAAATTGGAATGTGTATTTATCATACATTTATTCGGGAGATACATCGTATCCTATGGCATATACGTTATCAGGAAATACAGAGTATAATTTTGTTTCAGGCGATGGTATACCATTTATTTTGACATCAAACGGAAACTACTACACGTTGACATCACCTGTTGAACATGGAATGAATGTAGGAGAATACATAATTTTGTGTGGTCAAACATTAAATAGCAGCGTACCAGTTAAAGATAGAATATTTACAATTGACAGTGTAGGAAATGAAATTAGTAGAAGTGAAAAATTTGTTGTCAATATTTTAAAAAATCAATTTAAAAAAACAGGTATACCTAATATAGGTACGGTTTATATATGTAAAAGATGTTTGGACATAAAAAATATTACAGGTACAACATCAGAATATTATGTACACAAACATAAAATATTAACAGATAACAACGATTATATATTGGATAAAGTTGGATTTGAATCCTCAATATGGAGAGATGAGAAAAAATTAATATTTGAAAATTATTCAGGAGAAAATGATGTTATAGTTGAAAAAAATAGAATGGAAAGTTGTTTATATGATTTTAAAACACCATTTTATCTATCAGGATTAACAAATAATTTAGGTTATACTCCGACTGAATTATATACAACAATCATATTTAGAAATGGCAATGGATATTTTGATTATCCATTAAAAGTTGGATATAAATTTAATTTTCACGATACGTGGATTGATAAACACTTTGATGGGACAAAATCAAATGAGAGTGAACTTGAATTTACTAATTTTTATAAAAATCAAAATTCAGTCACTTATAATTTTAAAAGTGGGGCAACATTGGAACAAGGTAGTATATTAAATGGTGCGTTTGTTGAATATAATGAGGTGGAAATGAAAGAACGAATCATAAGTGAATCATTCCATAAAATGACAATATCGCCAAATATATTTGACCATAATCAGGATGACCCAACATATTACTCAGGAGCATCAGCAACAAATTTAGTTGGTCTATATTATCAACCGCACTACAGAGTCAAAATAAGACAACTCTCTCCATACATCGAAAAAGCAAAAACAAATGATATATTAAATTTACCTGAGAATACAAGATATATTGATAGTGAAGGTGTATGGGCATGGAGAGATTTATATGAACACGGATTTATTGATAGTGATGGTTTTGGTACTGATTACCCATTTATTAATGGTATTCATTATGTCAAATTAGATATTAATTTTTATTTACGTAATGAGAAAAACTATATAAATAAGAAAGATGGTATAAAAAACTTCTTGACACGTATAATAGATTGCTAATGAAAATATTAAGAGTATCTGAAGATAATAATATAATATTAAATAACAATATAAGGTTTCAAACGGACTTAGGTTGGTCAGATAATTTTGTTGAATTTGAAGAACAATCACTCGAAAAAATTATTAATCCGATTGAAAATTATGAAACAGTAAGATATATACACAAACCATATACAGGAATGACTTCAAATGTTGAATTATTCAAAACTGATATATGGTTTTATTTTTATTTTATCAGCGGAAATACATATGTACAAAATTATGAAGCGACAGATTTATCAAATAAAGAAAACACCTTAATGTTAAAACAAACAACAAAAAGTTTTTTCAGATTGGAATTCTATAAAACACCAAATAACGAATCACCAGATAGAACAAACAGAAAATTAGTTTTTGCAAAAAATTTAACATTACCTTCAGGTGAACAATATTTTTGCACTGCAAATAATTTAAATGATTTAGTTTTTGTTCCTGTCTTTTGTGGTAGTAGCTATAAGAATAAAGAGAATATGTATATTTTTTGGTTTCAAGATGAAACAGCATATGATGAAACATTGTATACTGGAAACACATTTTGGATGACAGCAAAATATTTTAATGCAAAGAACGGTGAGGTATTAGATTTTACAAATAAATGTATGTCAGTAACAACAGAAGTTAATGAAAATGAAGACTTGTATTATATGATGGAGATAGACCGTACTGATTTTTCGTATCAAATATATGAATATGATGGTGTAAAAGGAAATCGTGTAGGTTTAACAACCATCCCAATAAAATTTTATGAAAAAGGTGGTGCAACATGTTAGATATAAGCAAATATGAAATTCTTAGAAAAACAATACCTGCAGTTGAATTATATTCATTAACAGAACAAAAATGGTATGATTGGGACAGAACATTAACCCCATGGTCAGGTAGTATATATAATGGTCCATCAATCGGAGATGTTTATTACAATTTAACAGGAAGTGTGCCTATTGGTTATTATAAATGGGATGGTACTGAATGGAATAAAATAAATAAAAACAATGCTTATGATGATTTCAACATACCTCTATATTTAGAGAATAGTGTTGATGAAATGGGTGTTATGGTAGCTTTTGATGGCTACATGGAACAAATAGAACAAATAGTTAATTTTTCATACACGCAAGTAGGTAAGTCAGTTACTGTTTACAATACGGTAAATCCAAACAAATTAAAAAAGATTGTAGAACAAACATACACAATACAATGGGGAGATGGAAATACTTCATCGATTAATGTAAACGATGGAATTGAAAATAAAAAGTTACCATTTGTTACACATACATATTTAGTAAATTCAGATTATAAAATAACAATTTCTCTGAATAGTCCTTGGTCAAATCAAAAACTGAGTAAAATTGTTTCAGTACCTGTAAAAAATAGAATAGAAGATGAACTTGGTACATTTACAGGTATAACTGTTCCATCATATTCTAATTTAACGGGACAAACACAAAATTATTTAAATGATTTAGATTACACAAATAATACAGGCTCAACAGATACAATTTTTACATACTTAGCAATTGGTAAAAGTAGAATATCTGAAAAAAAATTATATGGTGAAAATAAATATAGCGGTACAACAATAGGGTCCGATAATATTGGAACATATACAGCATATACAATTGACAATTTGGCATATAAAGATTATCCTGATGGTTACACCATGATTACAGGTGCAACATCAGGATATACAAGAGAAGAAGTGTTCAATACACTAATAACAAGAAACGAGCATTTCCTTGGTTTTATTGATGAACCATCAATATATTCTGACATATTTGTAGAACGAGGAAAGCAAACAGTTATGGAAAATAACTTACGTTTAGGAGAAATAGATAGCACTGGGGAATTATTATCATATCAAAATGAATATTTTAATATAAAAAACCAATAAATTTATATTTATAATAAAAAAGTATGGCTGTTGGTAGTTACGGAACACAGAGACCTGCGGATGTATCTCCTGAAGATGTCGAAATTTATTTTCATTATGTTGAAAATAGACTATCAACATCACAGGTTACATTGAAAAAATTAAATTCAGTAGATGTTTTAACACCTGTTTATCATAATTTAAATACAACAAGTGATACGCAAGCACCGAATGTTGAAATATTAGGTGGATTATATAACTTAAAAATATCAAGTACTGATTTTACAGAGTTAGGTATATATACTTTACACATAAGACCAAAACAAATACGAACATCTATAACAGAATGTGGAGTTTTAGCATCATTACCATCGGTTAGAGGTATTATTATTGATTTAAGTAATGTTCCCACAGCAGATAGGAATAAGTTTACACCACAAGGATTGGTTGGTTACAGAATAGAATATATAAATCCATCAGACAATAAAAAAATTCCAAATTTTTATAGGGTTGTAACATCAAGTTTTTATTGTACACCAGTGACAGTTAACTTGACAAGCTCAACGCAAAAGGCATTAAGGTATCAATACAGTGACCAAGCAACTAATTTGATGTTTTTGACAGTAACACCATCATCAGCACCGTCAACAAAACCAAATACAATACCATTCATTGGACAACCCTCACAAAAAATTATTTTGACTAACACATATTTCAATCCAACAACTATTGAAATTGAAATGGTAGAACATGATGCAAGTACATTAGCACATGCATTGTACGGCAATCAAAGTAAGGCGGTGGCTCCTGGTATTTACACTATTTATGATAATAACAACAATATCTATAAGCAATACAATCTTTACGAAGTTAAAGATGAATTTAATGAGACGCTCTATGAAATCAGAGAGGGTAGAACAGATATTGATGAAACATTAAATTTTGATACTATTACTGAAATATAATGGCAAAAAGAAAAGTACCAAGTCAAGCAGCAAGTGGGGCAGATACGTTTAGTGATAATTTAATTGGTTTTCAAATAACTGATGGGACAAGTCAATTGACTAATACAAATTTTGCAATTGACTTTATATTACCACAAAAAGATTCAAAAAATTTTACAACAACAGCGTTTTCTAATTTTTTGACTCTTGATGATTTGGGACAAGAAACAATTAACAGCAGTACAACGAATAACAAACGTTCTGATGAAGTAAGATTTAAAACATCAAAAAATGATGGTAATAAATCTTTATTTGGTTCTCTAAAATATCGAATATTAGCATCAATAAAAAATATAATTACAAATTTTCCTGCAGCAGCATATGTTGATGTTAATGGTCCAATATCCTCTGATTTGTATAGCGCAACTAATATTACGTATAATACAAACTTTGATACTACAGATTTAGATATTGAACTTGCTAAAATATTTAACCCTTTTGATATAAAGTTCGTAACACCAGTCAATACACTTTTAAGCAATACCGAAAATCCACAAAGAGATTTTTATTCTTCATATAAAAAATACATAATAGAAATAGAAAATAATCAATATAATATTATTGATTATATTGAACCAACTACAGATAATGATTTTGTATTGACATTGACTGTAAATGGAAATCCTTTTAGCGGTTCAACATATTCATCAAACTTTCTTATAAAGCCAAATAATGGTGTCATTGAAGAATATTATGAAACTGTTGATGAATTAGAAACGATATTATTAAATAGAGATACAAATCCAATATACACCGCATCATTTTCAGTACCAAAAGACAATTTTGATAATACAAAAACAGTATTATCAAAGGTATCGGTCACATGGCCAACAACTAAAGATGGATGGAATCCACAAATATCAGGTTTAATTTATGACCAATATATTGAGGAATTGAGTAGTATTGCTGATGAAGTAGATAATTACAAATCTAATCTGATGATTAGATTTTTATCGTCACCACAATTGTTTGAATTTGATTCAGAAGATGAAAAAGCAGCTTCAGTATTTCAATTATATGGTCAAAATTTTGATAGAGTAAAAAAATTTATTGACAATATTGCATATATGCGGAACGTATCTTATGATGGTGTAAATAACGTTCCTGATGTTTTATTAAAAAATTTAGCAAATACTCTTGGTTTAGAGACATTTAATTTATTTGATGAAAAAAGTTTAGAATCATCTTTATATACAAGAGCAAATTCTAATTATGATGGTGTTTCATTGGGTTATAATCTTGTTGATGCGGAAAATGAATTCTATAGAAGATTACTTATAAATTTATCATACATATATAAATCGAAAGGTACAAGAAAATGTATCGAATTCTTTCTAAAATTTTTAGGTGCACCTGAACCTCTAATCAAAATTGATGAGTACCTTTATAAGGTAACATCAATGCCAAAATCATTCGATTTGCAAGGAGATATTTACGATGCAATATTAAGTGGTTTAACATCATTTAGTAGGGCTGAATATCCTGTTGATGAAGAAACATCATTACCAAGACGTGCATTTAATACAACAGATGATATTTTCTTTCAAAAAGGTGCTGGTTGGTATGAAAAAACATTATCACACAGGTCAAGAATGGTTATAGATGAGGGAGAATCATCTTTAACAGGAAGGGTCAAAAAGATTATTACAAAATCAAAAGAGTTCACATATGGTGAAGAATATTTTGATGTTTTTAGAACACTACCAGGTTTAGATACAGGTTATGAATTAGAAACATTAATTGATAATACGAAAGCACATATTGTTGATGAAGATTCCTCACTTATATTAAACAGAAAAAATATCAGTGTATATCTATCTTCAGCAAGAGGTTTAGATTATGATATATTTAGAAAAAGTAGAGATTTAGAAATTAGTTTTGGTAACTCCTCACTTACACCACAAACGGGTGTAACGTTTGCACAATTCTTAAATACAGTTTTAAGTAATCAAACAAAAAAATCTCATTTAATTAAGTATGAAAAAAACTATATTGTTCTTGAGGAAATATATAAAGATTATATAACAAATAGTGGTTTTACAGCATACGATATTGGCACAATTAATGAATTTGTTAATAGAATAAGTCCATATTGGACCAAAATAATTGACCAATTTATCCCTGCAACAACCTTATGGACAGGTGGTAATTTGATAGAAAACTCCGTATTCGGTCGTTCTAAATTTGCATATAGGAAAGGATGTTCGGTAAAAACATTTAATCAACCACTATATCCTGATTTTGAATTAGCAATAGAAGAGGATTTAGAAACATTACTTGGAGAAGAAAGTAATTTGCGTGGTTTAATTGATTTAACAACAATAATACTTTACCCTGTCATAAGTATAGATGGTGAATTATATAGTGGTGAAATTTATACAGGTTACACGGATACCGCAAAAGTAGTAATAAGTGGAACAACAAGTACAACTACAACAGCAAGACTGTTTAGTGGTTATACTCAAGACTTGACAACATTTTTGAACAATGGTGGTTGTACCGCAATTACTACAGGTACAACTGACACAAAGCTTCCATTAATATGTGAATATAAGGATTATGTAAATCCTGATATTGTAAAAATAAAAACATTATGGAAAGAAGCTGTTGAAAGTTTAATTGACAATATAATTAACAATCCAACTGACAGAATAAAATATGAAATTGATGAGTCAATACCAGGTTCAGAAAAAATTGAATTTACTTCAATATATTATGGTACTAATGATTGTTCTGTCAGAGATTATGTTGATTTTAGTTATATAACTGAATACAACAAGGAAGGACCACTATGTGGTATGCAAGTTAACTTTAGATTTAATAGTGACACAATATATTCGGGTGGTACAGAAGATTGTAAATTAGTTGGTGGTCTTTATGTAACATTTAGTGGAAATACAATAGGTATACCACCAACAGGTTCAACACCTTATTGGCCTGTGTATGTACACGCTAATTGTAACTCAGGTTATAATGACAATCTACCATCATTTCCTGGTGGATATACACAATTGAATCCTGTTGTTATTTCAGGTGAAGATGAAAATTGTACATTATTACTTTCGGGCGTAACTGAGACAGATGTAATTGATTTGCTTTTTACGGATGGTGCTAACTGCGATGTAAAAGTAAAAATTGATGGTTTACAACTTAAAGCTGTCTGCACATCTTTTAATATAAATTCACCAACAGGATATACAATTGAACCAATAGTTGAATATAGACCAAGTTTTAATTACGGTTTAAAAGGAGATAGCAAGGTTTTACTTGTAAGTGGTGCAACAATAAACAGTGGTACAACAAAACAAGATATTATAAATTACATCACTGGTGGTACAATAGTAGTTACAAACGTAGAAAATATTGTTTCAGGAAGTACTATTTTATCTGCAGTATATAAAGAACCAACAACATTTACAAATCAAAATTTTGTAACTGCCAAGAATAATAATGATTATTCATTTTCTTATCAATATACTGCAGTAACAGTTAATGATATAGAGTGCTTAGGTTCAGTTAAAAAGAATATCATTTCAGGTTTGACAAATGCTTCAACAACAGAAGTATTTGAGGTACTTCCAACATCAAAATTAAGAGTACTTACAAAGTTTGATGTTAATGAAAGTACAGGTGCAATAACAAATAAGAAAAATAATTATTTTACTAATAGATTACCTGAGTTCTTACAAATAAGTACAAATGACACAATAGAAACACAATCAATAAATAATGCTTGTTGTCCTGAGTTAAATGTAACGGGAGAGACCTTGAACTTTACAAGGCATGGTGATTATATAGTTTCACATAATGGTGAATTGCTTGAAGTTACTGGTGTTGATTTAAATTATTGTGATGCTAACATTTATTATCATATAAATATTAATGGTGATGCAGGATTGGGTAATTTAATTATATTCAATGGCAATAGTACATATCAGCTTTTAATGCAACATACATATAATAAGTTTACTGCATTAGCGATGGATATGCAACAATACTATTATGATATTGAAAGTGATAATTGTAACACAATTCCAAGTATTAATTCTCTTCTCAGAAATTATACAACACTTTGTGGAGAATTACCAATACAATTCACACCAACTCCAACACCAACTCCAACACCAACGCCAACACCTACAACAACGCCTACGCTAACACCAACGGTTACACCATCGAGGACACCAACACAAACACCTACAAGAACTCCAACGCCAACACCTACAGGTACTCCAACGCCAACACCAACACCTACAGTTACACCATTACCAACGATATTGTGTGATACTGTAATAAATGGTGTATATTCTGCAACACCTGTTGATTATTATGTGGATATAAATAATATTAATAATGTGAATGGCGTAATTACATTTTCATACAGCGGTGGTACAACAGAAGATATATTTGATGTATACGTACCATTTAATTCACTTTCGACAGACAATAGTTTTACAGGTGGAACAGGACAAGCAGAAATATATGTTGGAAGTACAACAAAAATTATAAGAGTAAGAGTTACAAGCAATGCAAGTCCAGATACAACATATAGATTCAATGTATCATGTATACAAGAACAAGATTTCTATTTATGTAATGAAGTAATAAGTGGTTCTTATTCAGCTAATCCACAAACATTTTATGTATCAATTAATAACAATTTTGATTATGGTAAATTTACATTCTCATATAGTGGTTATTCAACAGTAGATACATTTAATGTTTATGCCCCATCTACTGCTGCTGTTCCACAAACTTTCAGTGGGGGTAACGGTAGTCAAGAAATATTTGTTTCAAGTGAAACAGATTTAGTAAAGGTAGTTGTTATAAGTGCAAACAATTTAGAAACAACCTTTGATTTTATTGTTGGCTGTGCAACTACTGTAGCAGTTACACCTACGCCAACACCAACTCCCACACCGACTCCATCATTAACTCCGACACCTACACCTACGCCAACATCAACACCTTATTATGCGTATGTGTTTGCTGAGCCACAAGATGCAACTGCTTTAGGGGTATTAGGGGATTATATGTATACAAATGGTGCAACAAATTTCTATGGATTTGGAAATAGTGGTATTCCTAGTGAAACAAATTATGAAAATGATTTAATAGTATATTCACAATATAATGGTTTTGTAAATGGTGATGGTGATTATTTCTTCTATAAAACACCAAATGATTTGAAATCATTAATTAGGCAGTTATCAGGTACAGGTACAGATTCGTTTGGTTGTCCACAAAATCAATATACGTTTGGTTCTATTGTAGTTGAAAATACAGATGTTAATACAAACATACAATATTTCTATTCAATATGGATACCATTAGCGGGAGTCGGTGGAACATTTAGTAATATGACGGTTGATTTTGGTACGGGTTCACCGTGCACAAATAATGTTTTTGATAATGATATTCCATCTCCAAAATTATCTGCAATAAATGTTACAATTCCAAGTGGCGCAGCAATTCCTGCAGGTATTTATAGAGTGTTGTGGATGCCAACAGGAGGATTACAGCCAAGTGGTGTGCCGTTTGTTGGTCCATTGTACATAAAAGGTGATACTAAAACTTAAAAATGTCGTTTCAATATAAAAACCCAATATCTTCTCAACAAATATCAACACCAGAAACTGCGGTAAGAACATTAGTTCAAGGAACTAATTTTTCTGTTCTTAATGTGGGTGGTTACATGGAAGTATATAATTTATCTGATTTACAATTAACTTTTTCAGGTACTGGATTACAACAATTATCAGGAAATACAATACCAATTCAAATTATTATTGGTAGTGGACAACCTTGGTCTCCACATGTTCTTACATTAAATTCAGATAATTTATCATCAGGTAGAAGAAGGTTGGGTATGCTTGCTTATGTTTATGAAACTGATACTGTATATCAATTTTATATACCTGATTATGATACACTTTGGGCAAATGTTACAGGATTAACAGGTACATCAGGTATAACTATTGGTGATTACACAACAACAATAAATTCAAGAACACAAGCAGGGATAGACTTTATTGAAGCATGGACAGGTTCAACTATTGAAGGCGTAAGTGGTGTTACAAGAAATAATGCAAATTGGCGAATTTTTCCATTAGATATAACAATTACTGGTGGTACATTTAATACAGGTACAACAACATTAGATTTGTATAATAATTCGGGACAAACGATAGCAATTACAGGTTTTACTGTTGGTACATCGGGTACATCAGGTTCGAGTGGCGCAAGTGCTAAATTTGATGGTGTTTCTGATGATTGTATTGCATTAAGTGGATTAACTTCAGGTTCAACAATTACATTAGTTACATCAAATCAATTAGGATATACAACAGCACAATCAATATTAATCGCATATGATGTAAATAATTATTTTATTGGTCAAGTTATTGCATATAATAGTACAAATGGTACACTAATAATTGATGTAGATACGGTTGTTGGTAGTGGAACTTATTGTTTATGGGACACAAACTTAAATGGTGCTTCAGGTGGTGACGGTTCGTCAGGAACATCGGGTAGTAGTGGGACAAGCGGTACATCGGGAACAAGTGGTAGTACGGGAACAAGCGGAAGTAGTGGTACTTCAGGGACATCAGGAACAAGTGGTACATCAGGAACAAGCGGAAGTAATGGTACTTCAGGGACATCAGGAACAAGTGGGTCTACGGGGACTTCAGGAACATCAGGAACAAGTGGTAGTACAGGAACATCAGGGACGAGTGGTTCAAGCGGTACATCGGGGACAAGTGGTAGTACAGGAACATCGGGAACAAGTGGGTCTACGGGGACATCAGGGACATCAGGAACGAGTGGTACATCAGGGACAAATGGTAGCAGTGGAACAAGTGGGTCTACGGGGACATCAGGGACATCAGGAACGAGTGGTACATCAGGGACAAATGGTAGCA